TGAACCTGTTCCGCTACCACGCAGAACTTCGAGTTCTTGTTCCAGTGCAGTGCATTTGTCCTTTAGTTCCTCGTAACGCTTGAACTGATAATCGGTCATGCCTGTTTCACCAATCTTCTCTTTTATTGTATCCATTATATCACGCTCCATAACTGTTTGTACAGCTTGGAGGCGAAAATAACAAGGAGCTTGCACTCAATGGTGCAAGCTCCTTGTGGTGGAGATAAGCGGGATCGAACCGCTGACCTCTTGACTGCCAGTCAAGCGCTCTCCCAGCTGAGCTATACCCCCATGCTGCTATGTAATTGTTGCAGTTACTGTAGTTTCCAGATTGACTGTGTAGGCAGTGCAATCGATTGCTAGACTTTTGCTTGATTTTTGCTTGACTCAAGCCACTACTAATTGAAACTTACTGCCACTTGCCACCATTAACTATACTTCCTACATTATTACGCATTATACATCAGGAAGCAATTCACGTCAACAGTCAAATCTCCTCCACTGTCAAGTTGCAAATTGTATAATTAAGTATGACAAAAACGCCCCCTGGCGCACAGGGCTTTTTGTTATTAACTCGCCACCAGCAGCTACTCATAATTTCGAGTAACTGCTACTTTTTATTCTGCAAGTGATTTTGCCTTACTTGGTTTCGGAAAATCACTCTCTTGGAATAGAATCTTCTGCCCGTTGGGAAGCTTTATGGATAGTTCTCCACCAACAAATGCAGCTATCAGTGCTAAATCTCTTGCGGAAAAGCTACCAAGATGAAGCTTGTTTCTCATAACTTGCGGATTTTTATTGAAATATCCTGCAAGCTCATTAACATTTGTATTTGCAAGGCTGAGTATTGCCTTAACATTGTCCGATACACCCATTAAAACCACGTCCTTTCACATTTATTATAACGTTTAAAGTTATATTAGTCAAGAAATGAATTATAAAATAGCGAATCATGTTGCACATAGATAAATCTATAAAGCAGTCATAAATCACCAGTATATAGCACTATGCGCGAAGAACTGCGTAATGTAACAGAGAAAGGTAAGTGGCGAATTGTATAACGCAATAAGTTATATATTGTACTAAAAAAGTTATAAAAGTAATCAAAAAAGTGTTGACATGGGTAAATCGATATGTTAATATAACGATACAAGTTACTTTTGTAACTAAAAACGTGCAGGAGGAATCCGAAAATGACTAGAGAAGAATTTGTAGCATTATCCAAAGTAGAGGTAACATACTCGCATTATACGAATCATATTGAACCTAGCTATATGACGCAAGATTCCGCTAAGGACGAATTTGTGGTTCAGTGGCTAAAAGACCACAAGCGGTACCTTGTCAAAGCACATTCCATTGATATTGAAAATTCAAATGTAGCTTCAGTATTGGCGGAGGCAAAAGCTAAAGACCTCGTGAAATTACAGATAGAAAGAGTAGACCTTATCCAAAAATTAACGGATGTCGAACAGATGTACAGTGCAGTCCTAGAGGAGCTTAGCAATATGCAGAAAGAATGTGTGTCATGGAAAACAGATTTTCTTGCAGCACAAGAGCAAGCCGAACAGGTCGAACCGCTAAAACAGCAGATAGCTGACCTTGAAAACGAACTTATAAAAATGAAAGCAAGAATGTTTGATATGTTGGATAAATCAGCATAAAGGAAGGTGTGACGTTATGAGCAATCTGGAAAGACTTAGAAGAGCGAAAAGCCACGTTGCTAAGTTAACTGTTGAAGAAGAAAATGCAAAAACAGCAGACGAAGTTGAACTATATAAACATTTGCAAGTCCTCGCCAAAGAAAGAGTTCACATAATTGAAAAAGAAATTGAACTTGATGACCTAATCGCTACGTTTTTAAACAACTAAAAAAGCAAATGAAAGAAAGGTCAATAAAATATATGCAAAATCCCGATTGCGGAATATGCGAAGCTACAGCGGAAGAATACAAGCGCAAAATAAAGGATATGCAAGCAGAAATAATTGCTCTTGATAATGCAATTGCCGATTTAGAAGGCAGGTAACATCTATCATAGCAGAGAGGAGGAATACATAATGCCACACTATCTACAAGAATCTATCATAAATTTTGTCAGCGCAGAACATCAAAATTTCTACGAAACTCAAATGCTGACAAAATCAAAAGACAGTTACAACAGGGTGCTGTTCTACACGCTCGGTATGTGCGAGAACACACGTCGAAACATCAACAGACTCTACGATGCCACAAAAAGATGTATATTATCAGGAGCTATTAACGAGGGATGGCAGACAAGCACAAGCATGAAGGTTACACGATTAGCATTTAACCTCTTCACGGATTCGGTGTCAGTAGTACGTGAAGAGAGCAGCAAATCAGAAATATATACTGAATGTAGCCTATACAGTGTTTCCGATATATTTTGTTGTGAGTATGCGCCGTATTTTGTCGAAGCTATACGATTACGCTACCCCGAATACATGAGAGGAGATTCATAAAATGAAAAACGAACAACATGCGGAGCAATCCGCGCTAAAAAAAGTAGAAGCAGCACATGCAGGACAAGTATATGTCGGGCGTACACAGCGTTCAAAACCAGTGCCAATGCACGGCTCGAAGATTGAACACGACACTACTATAACTCTACAAATCTCTACAGGCAGTCATTCACGGTCATGTGGCACCGACCGCTATTTCCCGGAGAAACTCATGGCAGAAGTGGAAATGACCCAAACCCAGTTTGCCGAAATGATAACATCCTTTAACCAAGGCAATGGAACGCCATGCACACTCCGCTTCATTGATGGCAAGAGGATAGAGTCAAACCCTAAGCGTCCTGACCCTCTGTCCACTCTCGAAGCGGAATCAGGGAATGCCGACACCCGAGCAATCGACTCCCTCCGCTCCCTCCTTATAACCCTTGGAGTGACCGCAGAAAAGAAGAGGCCGCTCAGCGTCTCATCGCAACGCGAAATTATCTCAAAACTTTTGACAATACTAAGTAATCTTGAAAGTGACAGGGAGTTTTACAAAGAGCAGGCTTGCAGAGATATTGAAAGCATGGTGCAAGAAGCAAAGGCAACCGTTGAAGCGCACCTTGCACTCCGTTTTCAGCAAATAGCCATAGCCACAAGTGAAAGCCAACAACTCATTCCCTCGCAAGAAATCGGAGATACCCAAACATAATTAAACGAACGTACAGCGACGGAGGCGAAAAACCGCCCGGCTGAAAGGAGATATTATGTCTAAAAAAGAACTCATAGCACTCATAATGGAAAGCACAGGCCAATACAAAAAGACGCACCTCGTAAAGAAAATGAAGTCTGAACTTGAAACTATCGCAATGCCTTTTATGCCATCGGACGCTACAGTAGCCTTCAGCGAACAGCCGCCCCCCGCACCTATTGCGACACTCAAAGAGAAAAAGAAAGCACCGCAGGCTTCGGAACGGGCTGTAAACGAAAAAGAGCAGCTAATGCTTGCAACCATACCTAAGTTGCCGGACTTCGAAGGGACTATGTCGGTGATGGACGGAAAAGGATTTTTAGCAAAGGTCGAGGAAATTCACGGCATACCCCAGAGTACATCAAGGGCACTCATGGTATCGTTGATGAAAAAGCAATATTACGAAATAATCGGCAAGAAATCTGGACAAAAGAAAACAACAATTAAACTACAACCAAAAGGCATAAAGTACCTCGCAGAAAACAATCTGATAGTAGCTTGACAGTGTGCAGGTACATAAAAGCAGCGAGAAGCACCTCGGTTAAAGGTGAGGCTCCCGCTGCTTTTACACACAGTTCCAGCGTGCCGAAATTTTAAGTAATCGGCTTCCCGCTCTTGGTTTTGGTGCGTAGCTTTTCATTTTTTGTGCGCACGATAATGTCCGAGACATCGCAGTCCAACGCTTCACAGATTAGGTCTAAGTGGTCTAGGTTAATACGTTCTGCGAGTTCGTTGTAAAGTTCGCCGATAGTTGAGGGACGGATATCGGTTGCACGAGCCAGATCAGCTTGCGTCCATCGCTTTTCGCCTAAGCGTGTGGACAGTAAAACTTGAATCGCCATAGAAACGTGCTCCTTTCCTAAAATCTACCACAAACTGCAGCGGTATGGTGATTTTGTGATATAATCACGGAATACGTTATTTATCATAGAGCTTTTTAGTAGAATGTCCCCTAAATTTAGTTATTTGCAAACAAAAAAGCCCTCATGCTGAAGCGTATACGCTCAGCATGAGGGCTTTCCCTGCTGTAAATATTGATTTTATCTTGTGTGGTCGAGAGCTATCCACCCTCCATCAAAACGGCCGCCTGGGTCACTGATGCGACCCCAGAGCCTTGCGCCTAACCCAGTAGATTCTTCGACAATCCTGACTGTGTCTCCATTACGCAGAGAGCTATTCGTTGCAAACATGGTAGCAAAAGTGGTGCTGGGGCCCTTGCGTACATTCAGCGACGATTGTACATTTACGGTCACTATACGTCCTTTTGGCGTTTCTTGGGTAGGGGTCGGCGCAGGTGCATTAACTATGCGCGTTAGGCGGAGAGCAATCCATCTGCCAGTTAGGTCAGGGAAGTTAGCAGAATCGTTAGCAATACGCCCCCATATGCTCGCCGAGTTGCCATCTTGACCCATCATTTCCATGTCGATTTGCAATCGTCGAGGCGGTCTTACTTCTCCTACAGTGCTTGTGTCTGTGCCTGCGCCTGTACGGATATTGACAACACTGCCGGTTACTTCCACGGTACGTACATCCACAGGAGTGCCGGGAAGTGTTATATCTGGCAGTTCGGTTAGCAGAGCCCCCCATGTAAGAGGTCCGACAACGCCATCAATTGCCAACTGACGGCCGTTTACATCGACATTTAACCTTTGGAAATTCCTGACTGCGGTATCTGTAAGTGGTCCGAACACTCCATCGACTCTTAGTTGGGGATTTGCTCCGTGCATATTAAGCAAGGCTTGCAGTTCGACAATCGCATCTGTGTTTGGGTTGCCTTGTCTTAATGTGGGATTTACTGTGGTCTGTTGTGTAGGCGGCACAGTACTGCTGTTAAGTCGCTCAACCGCAGCTATATAGGCTTCATGCGCTGCTGCCCGCGAACGTAGACCGCGAGCGATAAAAGTTGCTGCCCTGCGGTTAGCTTCTGGTCTTGCAAGTCGATTATTACCCGCAGGCAATACGGTTGCGCCTGTAGTGCCACCCGAGGAGTTGCGTAGGTAGCCGCACACATGGCCGCCGTCTGGCGTATTGAAAGGTCCGTTGTTGCTGCGATTGTGAAATCCCGGTCCGGGATTTCCATTGCCTATGAAAGACCCATGCATGAATCCGTGTATGCCCATTGGTACCCATAAATCACCAAAAATGACGAGCATAGGTCTCGCAAGCCAACTCAACTGACCGAAAGCTCTTCTGAAGGCGGCCATATCATCAGGTGTCGCAGGGGTCATGTCGTAGTGGCATCCACGAGGACCGGCAAATGCCATGTTAAATTCTATGCCGGTAAGCTCGTCTCGCACCCTTTGTATGGAGTTTCCCGGTCCAATAAGCCGACCAAATTCTGCATTGGTGAGCATTTCCACTCTAACCATGTGCTTTTCCCCCTTTATCTGCTTCTTTGAAACGTCTCTCAATTTCTTTAATCGTGCGGGTACACCACTGCAGGTCAGCTTCGACTTTCGCATACTGTGACGCTCCATCGACATAACTTTCTCCAAAAATGTATGTGACTATATCGACTCCTGCCACAATTAGGCTCACTATCTTCACTGACGGCTCTTCCGACGAGAAAAATGCTACCAACGCCATCAGGAATACAGATAGCATGGCAAGAAATTTACGACTCGTCCACTTTCTTTTCCAATCAATTTTCATTACGACCTCTCTTTCTCTACACATTGTAGAACCCGTCGCATATTATCCTTACACCGGACACAATGCTCTAACACCTTATCCATTGACCCTTTGTTGTCGCTAAAGCCGTTGCTCACAAGACCAGTAATCGTTCCAGTGATTCGGTCAAGAGAGTTGCGGGAATCACTAAATCCAGCCTTTATTAGTTCTGTTATTTGTGCAGTTGATTCTTCTTTGGCTTTCTCGCTACGTTCAATCATATTCATAAAACGCTCTGTAGCTTGAGTGTTTTGGGTGATTACTTCGAGTACCTGTTTTTGATTGTCGCTGTACCTCTCTTGCCGCATATTCTTTGCGGCAATTTCTCGCTCACTGCGTTCTCTTTCGGATTCTTCTCGCGATTTTTGCGCATCGGCTTCTGCTTTGCGGTCATCCTTATTGGTCTTTAGTTTATAGCCAAGATATGCAATAAACGCAAAAAGAGCTATAACCGCAAGAACTATCAGGACTCTTGCGACATCGCTATCCATTGTATAGACCGCTTCAGATACTACGTGATAAATTTGGTCAGGCATTGTTCTTTCCCCTTTCAGTTTGCGTAAGCTTAATGCATGGCACGACCTTTCCATGTACATTTTGCAACATTATTACTTTGTCTTTTTTCTGCCCATAGATAAAGATTTTGTCAAATGCTGCACTGCACGGCTCGTAGTCGTCTTTATCCAGCACACCCTTGCCCATAGCGGACTCTTTTTGGATAATGCATTTGTACTTCCAGTATTCGCACCATTTGACAGAATCTATCGCACCAGACCGAGGATAATTCTTGTCCTTGATGATGTTTATGACTACCCCTCCATCTGAAAGCTCCGCAACTGCGCCTAATTGCTCGCTGACAGCGTGTGCGGACTCGTATGCGTCATACAGTAAAGGTGCAGTGATTGAAAGCCTAATTGCAGGGCCTTCTATAGTCTGCGCAGATGCACTAAGCACAACTTGATATTTGATTTCTTTTTCCATTATGTATCCTCTCTATTGGGTGTTATTATGTTGCCCTTCCTCCTTTGCAGGCTTTCTGTAGCGCGAAAAGACAGCCCCATTTAAAAGGGCTGTCTTGATTATCAAACTGGTTATATTATGTCGTCGAGGTCGTGCCGCAGCACGGCGAAGTCTTCGAGGATCTTATCTCGCAAAGCGTCATTTGTGCAATGTGAGAGCATGCCGAGATAGCTCTGTAGTACTCTCTGCGCTTTTTCATGCGAAATCTTGCCTTTCTCAAATTTGTGCTTTACCCCGGCAAGGTTGCGTTTAATCCGCAAAGTGGTGGATTTTCTGATTTGGAGTTTATTGCGCCATATCCTATACCCTGCAAACTCAATACCGAATGAAGCCTTCCTGACAGATGTCTTTTTGTTAAGGTTCAACCCCAACTCGCTAAACAGAAAATCCGCCACATAGTCACGGATTGCATGCAAATCTGCCTTGCTTGTACCAAGAACGAGCATATCGTCCATGTACCGCATATAGTGCTGCACTTTCAGTTCGTGCTTTACGTACTGGTCAAGCTCGTTCATTATGATATTTGCCAGCAACTGTGATACGAGGTTTCCAACAGGCATCCCGATATTCCAAAGTCGCTCAGTAGTTTCTACGTCAATAACTTCAAGAGGAAAGCCGAAAGGAGTTTGGTCATTTCTTATGATTGTTTCGAAGAGCCACAGCAACTTCTTGTCTTTTATTTTCCTGCTAATTACCCGCATGAGAACGTCGTGCGGTACACGGAAAAAGAATTTTGCAATATCCATCTTCAGGACATAGAGGTCGTCCGACGACTTATTGTGATGCATCCGCAGCCAGTACTGGAGCTTTTGAGCAGCAAGGAGTGAACCTTTGCCCTTGACACTGCCGTAACTTGTATCAATGAATATGGGCTCGTACAGCGGGTACACATTGCGATATATCGCCCATTGCACGATTCTATCACGGAATGGCAGTATCAGTATAAGCCGTTTTTTGGGGATTGTTGCGATTTTCTCTCTGTATTGTCCGACCTGATATGACTGGTATATCAAGTCATTTTGCAAACTGATGAGCCCCTCTTCAAGCCTATCGCCAAACCTTAGAACTTCTGATCTCATTTTCTTGTCTTTGCGAGCGTTTTCGAACGATATAAGCAGATTCTCATAATCGAATATCTTTGGGTATAGATTCCGGAATGTATTCATCATCGCACCTCCAATAATCGGTGTTGTGCTTTGCACGCTTTCTACTCCATGTGATTAGTTACTCACAGCATACACAACTAAGTTTTTTTCTCCACCAGGTCTGCAAAGCGGACGGGTGGTGCGGAAGCAAGTCCCTTTAACTTCCTTCTGTACTGGACGGCAACCCGCAAGTTGCCGACTGCTAACTACGAAGGTAAAGCGCCCCGAGCGCCGATGTTCGAGTTCACGTTCCACGGATAAACGTTCAGATTCACGGCGCGAGAGCCGGCGTTCATCCCGTTGTTCCAATCGCCGCCGGCAATGAGGGCAATAATGACTTACTCCCCCTTATGGTTAACAGGTGCAGATTGTGATTTAATCCACCCGCCTACCATCCTTCCAATTTCGTCCACCAAGCTCGACCAGTGCTTGTACTTTTTTATCGGCAGGAACCCACGTCTGTGTGAAAGCCTGATGAACGATTGCAAAGTTGCATTCTCAATGTCTAACTCCTGTAGAGTGGTTTTTTTGTAGTATTTCTTTTGTCCGGCGATAGTAAGCCTAAGCATTTGCTGCATACAAAGGTCTATGTTTCTTACAAGCGACTGCTTAGACTTTCTCGGATATTGTTCAAGTGCAATATCTGCATACACCATCATGTCCTCTATTTTTTGTCGGATTTTTAGAACTTCGATTGTGACACACCCCTCTCTCCAAAAGAAACACATGCGCATTATACATTAGTTTGCAATTTTCTATGTGAAACCGTTATAAAATAACGAAATGCGTTATTTTGAAAATTTGCGCTATAGCCGCACTATCGTGCGGCTATCAGAACGCAGTTTTTCAGATTACAGGGATTCACAAGCGCCCCGAGCGCCGACGTTCGAGCCCACGTGCCACGGAAAACCGCTCAGATGCACGGCGCGAGAGCCGGCGTACATCCCGTTGTCCCAAGCGCCGCCGGCAAGGAGGGCACTAATGGACTGGTCAAAATACTGGTGGATATTACCATTATTTGGATTGCCTCCGGGTGCGGTTTCACCTAGCGGAGAAACTCTATCCCACGCCCATGCGCCTTGTGCTGAGTTCGGGCTATTGTCGCCCCTTGTGGTCGGACCATGCGCAGTGCCATTGGTTACCGTCTGCCCTCTGCGACTACCGTCGCTCGAAGCGAAGGTGAACGGTGTCGGATTTGTCGTGCCGGCAAGTACGCGTCCACTTGCCATCGTCAGCAAATCATCATTCCACTCCCACACATTGCCTGTGGTATCAACACAGCCAATCGCAGATACAGCCCTTGCTACGCTGCCACATACGGCTCTTGCAGTATTTGCAGGAGCTGCGCTCCTTGTGTGTGCGTTATCGTTGTTCTCAGCAAGGCCTTGTGGGGCACCGAACGCAGCCTGTAGCCATTCTGCATGACTCGGCATCCTTTTATCGCTCATGAGATATCTGTCTACAAATGTGTACCAGTTATAACCTTCTGTGCCGGTTATAGGTAGCATACCGTGAGAAGATTGCACGCCGCCATTGCCATCATCGGAGGAGAGATAAATATCTATCCACAAGCCATGTCCGGAGTAAACCATGCTCTCGGGTTCACATCTTGGTCTGTGCTTTAACGTCCACACACTGCGCGGCACAATTCCCATGTATACATTAGCTTCCCAGCCAGTGCCGAATACAATGCCTTGTGTGTTTATTGGGCGTGTCCGAGAATCGACACGACGAGCCATTCCAAAGTGGAATCCACCAATTTTGCGACTATTTGCAGCGTTGAAGCCTGCGGGAAATGTTGTATTGAGAGATATACGGTAAGCTTCTTCTATTGTGCCATCATCGCAGATATACACATAGTAGTCTCTTCCTAAGAGGAAAGCAGAACCCGAGTCTAAGTTTGCGATTCCAAGCGAATCGGCTCTTGTTTTGTAGATGTTTTCACCCACTGATATGACAGTACCCTCAATTACAGCCAAAGAATTGTCGCCGTCTGTTGTCAGGTATTCGTTGGTATGTGCAACCACATCAGATGATGCAGCTATTTTTGCTGTAGTTATCAAAGCCAATGGGTCTAGTCGAGTCGGGTCGTCAATCATAAGTTTAGGCATTTTTAAGCACCCCCAAAATAAAGTTTATTTCGTCAATCTCGAAACCATTTTGTTTTAGCCAGTTATCCTGATTGAATATTGATAGCGTTTCCCTATCGTTAGGAGCTTTGCTGAGTGTTACTACAGTCTCGGAGTACTGTGTTCCTTCGCTTTCCTCTTGCTCGGGATTTTCTGTATGCGACACGGACTTAACGGTCAATCCGTCCGCAGTGACATCGCCTTCCTTTACCTCGGGGAAGTATCTGGTCGTGACCACTGCCCTATCTGCCAATATAATTGGTACCGTGCGGTACTGTTTGCCTAGCAAAGACCTGATAAGTTCTTCAAGTTCTGCTATTTCGGTCTTGTCTAACTCCCCTCGTTGTGCCATGCCTACAAGGTTTGTCATGTCCAGGCGGGTCTGCAATATTTGTGGTATACCTCTCATTGAAAAATTTCCTCCTTACAATTATTGTTTGAGATATTGTTTAACTTGGTCCTGAATTACTATTTTCTGGTTCTGTTGGAATATGTGGTGGTGCCGGTATGGCAGGACCACTTCCTCCACCAACGCCTGATAAGAACGCCGAACCGAAAAAACTCGCGCCAAGCCAAGCGACATTGGAACTCGGCCCACTGCCCCCTATAGGTACCCATATGAATTTACCTTCTACAATGGCGGCAAGCACAAAAACACCACCAGTGTCAAGGTTCAAGAAAAACTGACCTACCGCACCAACGGTAGTGTCGAGTGGGTCAATCCACCCAAGAAGCGTTCGTATTTTGTCATCACTCAGTCTTAGGAAGTGGATATTATTAAGAATCCGCTGAAACAACGGGTTAAATGTGAAGGTTGCGCTTGCAGGGTCATTGTCTCGTAGCCTTGATATATGTGGGTTGTATTCAGGATTCTCTGGTATATCGAATTCAACGTATGCGTTTGGATTATGTACCGAGTTACTCATAGATTTTTTACCTCCTAAAATTCGTCGTCGAACTGGAAAGTGAAGGTCACGCCGCCCTCTTTCCGTTTGTCGAAGAATGTTTTAATTGCACACAACTCACCGTCGGCATCAACGAGTGCAGCTTCATTCAGAACCTCCCCTGCCAACTCTAATGCAGGGATGATAGCCGTATACCTTGCAGTGGTCGAGTATGGAAACTCAACAGGCTCTATTGGGTATCGTGCAATCTCACGGGTGAGTGATGTTGCCAGTTCGGACGGATGTATCGGATTGCCTTCTGCATCCGTGCCTCCGCTGCCGAAAGCGACATGCGTTACGGGAGCTATTGCCGAGATTGCCCCGCTTGTAATCCGCGCAAGATTCTCCCTTCTGTGAAGCGTTGTAGTGCTGTTTTCGGGTATACTATGTGGCATGTTATAATTCCTCCTCCTTAATGTCTGCTGTCAGTGTTCGGGCACTATCGAGGCTCCATGAGCCATCAAGATACCAGCGGCTATCAGTAATCGCACGTGCGCGGAGTCTTGGTCGTGTGCTGAATCGATAGCTCGAAAATATAATGTTGTGCATTCCCATCCCAAGCCGAGTTGAATCGAGCAGCCAAGTACCGTCAAGCCGCTGAACTCCGTCGAGCATAGGCTTGCGAGTCCATACACTTCTGTTCCTGAAAATAAACTGCACTTGGAAGTTGATAAGTCTAAACCTATTCCAGTTTACAACCCGTACCGGAAGCATTATATCTGTGAGGCATAATTCAAGGTGTGCGGGTATGCGGCTTCTGAGAATCATGTTAGTATCGTACATATTGAACGGGTCCGAGAAGTTTCGAGTAATAGTTATCCGAATAAACCCTGAATCAAACGTGACATCTATCTCTCCCGCCGTGAATACCTGTATAAGTTCGATAATCTCTCGGTACCCTATGTGGTTGTTTGGAATCCAAAGTGCAAGCAGCACATTCCGTCGCTCGACAAGTGTCCTCGGTCCTGAATAAGTTATTCTCAGAGCCTTTTCGAGTTTTGCGACAGTTTGCGCATCCATCTTCGCTATAAAGTGATTGTTGACCGCGCGTATATTTGCCAACTGCATATCATCCATATGTGCGCCGAACGCCCGCCAAAGTGCGTCCATTTCGCGGACATCCCTATACCAAACCGGGTACCAAGTCTTTATTTCCTCGTACTTGCTCGGCAAGGCGTTATCATACAGGCGCATTCACAATCACCTCCTGCACAACGCCGACCTGCTTGACTGACAGCTCAATATTCGCAGTACCGCCATTGAGGGTTAAGCTGGTGTAGTCTATAAGCCCGGATAATGAATACAACATCTGGCTTATGGACGATATCCTGATAACAGAGGTTTGGTTGTCAAGCGGGTTAAGTGACAAATCTTTCAGCAGTGCAACCAGCCCCGCTTCTGCCTCGCTTCTGATGTGTTCAACTGAGACACCTGACGAAAGCTCAGCATTGAAACTGAGTGTTACATAAACACGCTCTGCGGCAATTGTGCCTAGGTGTGCGCCAATGTTTGCCCTGCCACCTCCACGACCGTCACCGACCGGGAAGTCCTCGCCAAGATACTCCACAGTTATGCCTAACGTCATGGGGTCGATATGCTCCTGTACACGCTCTACGACAGGTTGACCAGCCGGAAGCCCATCAGGTCCGATGCATACAACCATGACGGTATTCGGTCCTGCAAATAAAGGAATGACCCGAGCGCGTGTACATCCGGGTATTTCTTCAGCCCAAGTTCTATAGTGCTGTTTATTTCCGTTCTCTGAAGGTGCAGCAATTCTTGCCATGATTCTTCTTCTGTAATCGCCATCACTCTCTATGTCCGCTCCCGCTTCTATCAACTTGCCAAAGGTCGCAGATTGCAGCCCCCTTGTGATACCCATGGGTATAGCGGGTGTGCCTACGGCAATGCTGTTGCTCTGCATACCGAGAGATTCCGCTTCCAGATAGAGGATGCGTTCACCGTCTAAAGTTCTTTCACGGAGCAAGAAGTAAAGATTATTGGCAAAAAAGCGGTCGCCCAGCGTGGGCTCAACCTCACCAGTCCACGAGAAAGCATATTTCGCAGCGGTCGCAGGGTTTCGCGTAACTGCGTGTTGACTGCCTCCATCATCTAAATATTCGCCTACTGCGGTTGATATGAAGGTAAGATCAAACATCGTGCTGAGATCTTGATAATATTCTGCAATTTTGAAGCATGCCGAGGCAACAGCGTCAAAAAAGATACCACCTTGCCTGATATCGACATCGGGAGGAGCAGTTTCAAGACACTCAGCCATAATATTTTCGTAGGTTCTATCTTCAAACAAATCAGAGTACCTCCTCGATTGTAGTCTCACCATAGGTCGTTATGGCATTACATGAGATTAGTGCGCTCTCGTTTCTTAGCTCGATTGAAAACCCGTATAAGTCAAGCACACGCCCGTCGGATAATACGGCATCTTTCGTATATTCAGGCAACTCAGTTTGAATATACTCAGGTGTAACATTGCTTGCTATGATTGCCTGTTTTAACTCACTGCCATACTGATTATCATAGATAGCGCACCGAAAACGAGGCGTAATGAGCGCCTTTTTAACGAACTGTTCCACCGCTTCAATTTCGTCACAACTACCAGCAGACAATATTCTGCCATTTTCAAGATCGAGTTTATATGTCCTTGACGGCGACGGAACAAACTCCTCAACTTCCGTTATTGGGATTGGGATAAATACACTCACTCTTCTTCCTCCCTATCAAGTATGTAATACTTCTTGCCACGATTAAAGCTCAGTATCATAACAGTGTCGCCTTCTTTCAATGCATTTTTAATTTTAATTTTGCCCTCTACTCCTTCGTGATTATGAGAGCCGCCTGATGCCGCGTCAGGGTGAGAGTGAATTCCGTTTCTATCCATTTCCGTTATCTCGAATTCCACCTCATAGTCTGTCAGGTGTTTGGGCAGACAGATAATGCCGGGATGCAATTCCATCTTTTCATCATTGATTAACCTAATATGCAGAGGGTCTTCTTGTGTGACTACCCCGGAGACTACTCGAATTTCTGTTACTTGCATCCCCTGAATCAATTCTTTTATGCTTCCTGATGCCACTGCATTCACCTCCCAACGATTACCTCGGACTCCTCATTATATCCATAGCCTCACACATTCCCAAGTTCATTGTGTGTAGGGAGCCTTCAAATGTGTGCGTATCCTGTTCAACATAAAATGTCCTTGATATGCCGAGTGGTCTAATCGAAACCATGACTCCAACTCCCGAAATAACATCAGGAATGCCAAGTGCCGGAAGAGTCAGGTTTTCTTGAGGTCTTCCGTTTTCGTTGATAATACCCCGGAGAAGTTGGAAGAGTTGCCCTGGGTTCATTTCATCACGGATTGTCTGCACTTCTTGAAAAATCCCTATGTTTCTTTCGAGTGACGGGTTTATTGCCCCAGCAACCACGTGCCCCTCGCTGGATAGCAACCTTATTCTCGTCATAATGTTTTCTATGCTCTTACTGTATCTGTAATCCATAAGATTTGATTCCACTTCCAATACCCACTGAAGCACGTTCTGCCTACGCTCGATAAGGTTCAGTCTCTCGCCTCTGCACATAACGAAATAGCGAACACCTGTTGCCTGATATGTCAATCCGAGCGCATCAGCGATAGCATCCCATGCTGTTGTTTGAGGCTTAGGTAATTCAGGTATCATGAAGCCAGTATTAGCAACACTTCCCATAGGGAGACCGAAGCGACTGCATGCATCCCTGAACACTCCGGATGCCGTCACGCCTGAGTAATTGAAAGTATCTTTGTTTCTAAGCAACCTAAACCCATTGTCATAGGCTCTCAACGAAAGTGTTCTGCTTGATGATGGAGTTTGCCTGAGAAACATTCCACGGAAAAGTTCCCTGCCCTGCCAATTGAAAATACAATGATGACCGTTTTCCACATCAATGCGTAAGCGCTCGTGGCCGTGGTCATCACTATCGATAAAATCCACTTGCAACGACCTTGCGGGAGAGCTTCGTCTCCCCGCCCATGTGATTTTTGACACAAGATTGCTTGCATCTATAGTCGCTCCACCCCTAGCGACAAGTAGTGTTGCAGATCCGCTCATGCGGGTAATGCAAGGACTTGACCAGGATGGATTAAGTTAGGGTTGCTTATCCTGTCCCGATTCAAGTTGTGTATCTCAGGCCATCGAGCACCATTGCCAAGGTGTGTCTGAGCAATCCTCCAAAGAGTATCACCCGGGGCAACGGTATGCGTTCGTGGCATGATGCGGTTGTCCACTCGAGGTGGCGCAGGGGCTGGGGGTGGTATAAACGCCCGTTGTTGCCGCACCTGTACTTGCCTGAGAGTCACGCTTCTGTGCATTTTGAGGACAAGCGTATAATGGATAGTGCCAATATCGCCGCCTCTTTCGTGATGTGTAAAGTTTTCTATTCTGAAGTATGCGCCAGCACTCATGCCGGCAACCAATAGTCTGATAGGTCTTTTGCTGCTTTGCCACGATTCTATCCTTGCCACCAGATCGTTCGGGGATATCAGAGCCCCTTGCATACCCTGTATTGGTGTAGCGGGGAAGATAGAGGAAAATGTTATCACCGGCGCGGAAGGGTCATTCCTGAAAATGACCTCGCCCAGCCCCTGAATGTTGACGCTTCTGCTTGAACTGCCCTTGACAACAGTAAAAACATCAGGAAGAACGGGCATTCTTATTCTGTCAGTTCCACCATTATGCGTGAGCCACATTTGATACCTAGAAGGCATAAGCTTCTTCCCCTTCCTCAAACACTTCCTCTTGTATAATGCCCATAAAGGCTTCTTTCAACCTTGGCGCTACTGTATCCCAAATACTCTCTTTATCAACGCCGGGTGCTTCAATTTTGCCGTTGCAGTTTATGTCGAGTTTCACGGCTCTATCTTGCGATTGTCGCGCAGTGCCACGACTATCTTGCGGTGCATTAGACATGGAGGGAGGTGGCGTTATATTGATAGGTGCTCGACCGTTTTCCGCTGCTGCCATCCTGTGTGATTCGTTTGCAGGGTAAACCCTTTCACCTCCACTGAACGCCATAAGTTCAGGACCTTCTTCACCTACCCATGCGAGACCGGGAGGTGCGGAACGTGTGCCTGTTGCGTAACCGCCGACATCTGTTCGACCGCCTAACGCTCCGGCAACTGCATTCGCTACTGATTCCGCTGCATCTCTCGCTCCGGCTATCCCTGCCCTGATATTTGCGATATACGCATCTATCGTTGCCTGCGCCGCGGCCCCTGCTTCATTCGACATATCCATGTCATCGATAGCAATGCCCAAGTTATCCAGAATTTCATCCATTCTGTTGTCAAAATCTGTGCTGATTTCAGCCATTGTCTGAGCAGTAGTATCTCGTGCTTCTGTTAAGTTTTCAAAGGTAGAGTTGATTTCAGCAATCTTTGCAGCGGCTTCTTCTGGGTCAAGCCCTTCGAGTTCATTAACGAGCGAGGCAACCTGCGCCATGCTATCTTGACTACCATCACTCAGTTTGGTCAAGAAATCGGTGTTAATGTCGAAGTCTTGCAGTGCTTGCAGATTGTCGTTATACGCTTCAAAGAACTTAATTTGAGATTCCCAAGCCTCGATGATATTTTGACTTGCAATCCCGGCTCTTTCCTCTGCCATTTCAAAAAGACCAAATGTGCCTTTGAGACTTCTTTGTGCAGAGTCGAATGCCACGTCAAAGGCTTCACTAAGTTCGAGCAAGCATTCAACGACACTCTCAATTGCTCGACCGACACCTTCTTCGTAAGTAATCCCTAATTGAACCGCTTCTGCTTCCGCTCGGGCGAGTGCTTCCGCTTGACTTTCCCACATCGCTTCGGTGGTTGCTTGGATGTGTTGGTTTTCGTAAAGCGCGGCACTTAATGCCTCGTAAACTTCTCTCGCTTCATCGACTTCTCGCCTATAGCGACTATGATTAAAAGAGAAACGCCCGACCATATCATCTCTGCGCTGAGCTGCCAAGGTATATTGCTCAGCGGCAAGCTGCAACTTAGCATATAGGTACTCTTCTTGGCGTAGGGCTTCGATGAACGCTTCGTGGGCGGCGGCCGTCCTTTCGCGCTCAACTTGTGCGGCAGCAAGGTCACGCATAGCCGCTGCGCATAGTACGAGTGATCCTGTAGCCTCGTCTATGTGTTCAGCCATTTCAGGGAATTGTGCAACGAGTTCTCCCGTTATCAGAGCCATTTGTTGCTGTTGTGCAGCAGTTATATCCGTAACATCAGATAGAACCTCTAGTCTGCTTATAAGAGCGCCGGCAGACCGCTCCTCTGCATCAAGAGCGTCCATTGTGGAGTAAAGGGTATCTGCCATTTCGCGGTGATTATCAATTAGCCTGTCAACCGTAGCGTAGAACTCTTCAAGCGTGACTCGGCTTGCTTCGAAAACAAGTCGAGAGGCTTCAAGTTCTCCGCGCAGCCTTTCGGCTTCTGGTGATAATTCGCCGTGGATCTCTACTGCACGTCTGTACTCATCGTTGAGCCTTGTAATTTCGTTATAACTCTGTCTTGATGTCATTGTTAGACTGTTGAACTCGGAGTTTGCATCGCTAAGCGCATTTCCAAGCAAAACCGCACCTGCAACCACAGCGGCAATAGCGCCGGCGATGAGAAACACGGGACCGAGCGCAACTTTTGCAGTAGCTCCGAACACCGCAGTAACAGTTGTAGCCACCGCTTTCGCGGCAGTATACACCATTACAGCAGAAGTGGCTGCAACTAAGCCAGTACCGATAGTAGCTATCGCAGCGGCAACAGCAGGGTTCTCGTTGAGGAAGTCGCCAATCCATTGAACTATATCTGCAAGGCCTTCTGATGCTACAGTTACGGCAGGGGCGAGTACCCCTGTAAATGCAGCACTAATACTGTTTGTCGCCATTGCCCAGCGTTCTTCAAGCGTAGTCGCAGCTTCGGCAGTAGCTGATAATGTGCCGTCTGCACTTGCAATCTTCTCTACCCAATCATCAAAGACCATTGCGCCGGATTGAATTGCAAACGCCAGTTCAGGCCCAGCACGCACACCGAATACTTCCACGGCTCGAGCCGTGGCTTCCGATGCGCTTTCCATGTTATAGATTTCTTCGATAGTTTCGCTAAGTGCTTCTCTTGCATCCCTGCCTTCTTGTCCTGCATATATAAGAGACCGCCTGAGTCCATACATGGCTGCACCGTAGTCTATACCTTTTTGCTCGAGCCTTGCAAAGAGCGCTACACTCTCGTCCATGCTAAAGTTGAGAGCATCAAGGGTAGCTTGATTACCGAGTAGCTTATATGTGAGTTGGTCTACGGCTATACCCGACAGTTGCCCGGCAAGCGTAAACTTATCTAGCACCCTTTCGGTTTCAGTAACTTCTATATTCCAGCGCGACATAAGCATCGATACTGTCTTGATGGACGAGGTAACGTCTGCACCTGTCACATCGGCAAAGTCAAGATGTAAGCGTGTTGTCCTCTCCAGTTCATCGCCTTGGAGATTCAGCCGTGTATTGACTTCCGACAGGGCGCTGGCAACCAATGACAAGTCACCGTTTCGTGCTGTCGCGAATACATTCAACATTGAATTAGATAAGCCGTCAAGTGCTGCGCCTGTCGCACCTGTAGACTTGATTATGATAGCCTCTGCGCGTGAGTGTTCGTTCGCCATTTCGATGACCGCATCCGTGACTTGATTAACGAGTTTTGCAAGTCCTGCGGCCACTAATGCGTTTTTTATTACATCAACAGAGTCCGCGATACTGTCGCTCGACCTCTGCATAGTGTCTGCTTGATTTTGACCTGCGGAGGCGGCATCGTCGAGAGCTCTCGCAGTGCCGGTAGCTGTACTTCCGACACTTTCTATAGCGTCACCATAGGTTTCTACATTTTGTGCTGCGCCTTCAAGCACTGCGCTAAATTTATCTTCACCTTGTATGACTGCCGAGAGTATTGCTGACATTACACGCCGCCTCCTTTCGCTATTATGTTCAGTGTGTCAAGCCGTACCGGGTTCTCGTTTTCATAAACCTCAGAGGCGATATAAAAAAGCCGCCTCTCTCGCGGCATTTTCCAAAAATCTTCCATTCGGAGGTTGTGTTTCTGCCAGAGCGTATGAGCCCAAAAAGCCTCAGAGCCCCGGACGGCAATTAGTTTTTTGCTTCTTCAAGCAGGCTCTCGTCGTTCGACACAGTTGTGCCCAACCCAAGTGCGTTCATAACCATAGCATTAACATGCTGATACTCACCAGATTTCCAAAACACCTTGAGCGGCATTTCGGTTATGTCGTGGCAACTGTAATACTCCATGAGTTCCTTGCTTTTGAGGTCGGGGTACACTAGGGCTTCGGCAATGATATGCCGTACCGCCCGAGGAGTATCACGTTCAGTTTTGAACATTACTTCGTTGTTTGGTCCGATATACGGCGAGCCTCTGTCGTTAGTGGCTACGCTACGAGTGCGATAACCTTCAAATAACTTTTGGATGCGCTCTTGACTCAGCACTTTGATTTCGAGTTCAATGCGATCTCCGTTTTCATCAACAAAAGATTCAGGTGCAGGAGCTTTTACAATTTCATTACGCTGTTCGCGCATGAAGAAGCTGAGGCTTTTGCTGTTTGAGGTAGCTACTTGTGTTGAAGTATCCATAATTTTAAGTTCTCCTTTCTCTGTTAAACCACGCCTTTTGCGTTAAACGCAATTACATCGTCGAGTACCTGACCAGCGGCATCATGCATGAGCAGGTTCAGGTCGCCTGTCAAGACACAACCCGTAGCTGTTATGGTGTCGCTTCCGTGTTCTTGGAAGAAATCACTGCCGGAATCGTTCATGATACCTTGGATGGTTAGCTCGGGAGTGCGTCCAGTTCGCAGATAGCCCATTATGGTGTTTTTGAGCCAGTTTGTGGTACGCCTACGTGTGATACTGCCTGAAATCGTGTACCCAAGCCACCTTGACGAAGGCGACCTTTCGCCAACCTGACTGCCCGACCAGACTTGGGGGGTGAAAGTTATTGAACACGCAACCTCATCAAAGATTTCTATGCCATCAATAAACACCTTGCCCTCTTTGAGAGATATTGGGGCCATGTTATGTTCCATGATTAGTTATCCTCCTTATCGTGTTTTGATTGTGAAGAACAGCTTTTCAGCGCTATCCACAGGCTGTATAAAAACATCAAAGAAAACTTCATCGCCAATACTTTCGCCTCGGTTCACTCTGAAATCTTCTTCGAAGTTTACATTCATGATGGCGTTGTTTCCCTCGTATCTAAGCAACAATTCTCTGCCGAGGCCTTCCATAGCATCCCACGCATCTTCATTGTTGTGGAACCTATTTGGTGGGAACTCCAACATTACATCTTTTGCGAAAGAATCGAGTGTTCGGCGCACACGGTTCTTTCGGTAGTATTCACCTTTCGGTCTTTCAAAGGTGACGAGAGAGTTGATGTCGTACTCAACGGCAACCTCGCCCCGCTCGTTCCACGAGAAGAAGAACTCGCCCTTATTGATGGCTGCTTCGGCTTCTTCGTGGTTTTTCTCGCCGAGTATGCTGACGGCTCCTTCGTATGGTCTGTATGTCAGACTTTCGATGTGGTAGAGAGCCGCTGCGTCGGATGCTGCAATAAAGGCGGTCGCCTTAAAGGCATCAATCTCGGTGCCATCATTAAGGACAACTCCATTCGTCACATTTATTATGCCGATGCAGTCTGCTTGCAAGCCTGAAACAGCCGCTGTACGGTATTTCCCGTTATCGCGGAGATACTTGATTTTTGAAGCAACTGCGGCTTTTAGCGCAGCCTGCGCAATCGGAAAAGCCATAGTATCCCAGCTTTGACTCTCTGAGCTGTCGATATACTTAGTAATGTCGGCATTTGTAGCATTGCCAGTCACTCCACCCGAGAGAGAGAACCCTGCATGGGCGACTAATGCGCCACCTCCTGCGAAGTCCACCCAATCGTTATTGCCCACCTTGATAAGTTCATCAATTTCCGACAACCCGGTGACGTTAAACACGCGGTCAGAGCCCAACCAGACTGAAACATCAAAGCCGCCAGTTGGATTTGCGGTAACTGCAACTCTCAGGTCATTACCTCTTGCGCCTCCATACTTTGCGGTAACGGTCAGGTTGTTTTCAGTTGCTGTGGCTTTTGCTCCCTGTTTCGGTATATAGACTACAACCTCAGCAGCCGCCTTCAGTGCTTCACGTACAAGCAGCAACTCCGGGTCAAACACAGAGTAACCTAACTTATGACGTTGAGCTTCAGGCGCATTGCGTGCAATTCTGATAAACTCTTCTCCCGGACCATACGGATGGTTTATAAGCGGTATTGTTACCGCACCACGGTTTCGCCCTCTGATTCTAGTCGGACGAGTGCTTTCAAAGTTGATATAGGTTCCCGGGCGCACCTTGCCGACAATTTTGTCAAATGTTCCACCTGGCATAACTATTTTTCCTCCTTCTTCTCAGGAATGGCTGATAAGCCACACCATTCTTCGATGTGCGTTCTCATTTCTTCAACTGTGTATGTGCCTTCCAGCGCATATGTCGCGGCATCGTAAGTGCTGGTCGATACGTTAAACAGTTCCCTGCAATCCACACAAAGTCTCTCAACACTGAACTTGGGCTTTATCTCCGGGTTCGCTTGCGACTCTGTCATGGTTGGGTTTTCGTTGGGCTTATTTTTTTTGTTGTTTTCTGCCATATGGTCATTCCTCCTCTTGATTTATTATGGCAAGAGCGCTATCGTAAGCACTCTTTAATTCGATTGTGGCGTTAATCGCCGCTATGGCTTGCGATTCTACTCTACGGTATGGGCGCGGACTATCCCACATGAGTGTGATTTGCGCTGCGTTGTCCATGGGTCTCAACAATGGATCTCTCAGACGGATAATCCGCTTTGTCGGATTACCTTCGTTGTCAACAACAGGTACAGCATTCCTCACAGATTTAAGTGCATTCTGCGCAGTAAAGCCGAGGTCAAATGCCAAGCTCGATTTGCTGTGAAAGAACTTCACAAACCAAACAAAATTGAGCGCATACGTGGACATGGTAAACCCCTGTGAATCAACTTCTGGAGGAGGGAAGTACACAGACGGCACTATAAAATCTTGCGGCATTTTTTCGTAGTATGGCTGCAGGTTTCCCGTGGCTTTGAGCATGAACGCAATAACGCTCGCCATTTCTCTATCCAATGCCATATAGCAATCTCCCCCTAACTAAAGTAGCTGTTAATCCACTGCTGTACTTTTGCTTCAAGCCACTTAGGCAGTATTTTCTCTAATATGCGGATAGAAGCTTCCCAATAGTGCGCACCTTCTACCCACTGCTGTTTCAGCATCATGCCCGAGGAAGCGCCGGGCGTGTGAACAAACCTGCCTCCTCGCCAGTAACCTGGCACGAAGCGCATGGCTACACCCTGCGGATTCATCCAGTGACCATCATTTACAAAAACTGCATATGAAACATTTGTGCCAACTTCAAGGGTCATGCCCCCGTCGCTTATATTCCACACATTGTCCTCATCGCCCTTGCTGAAGCTGTTCAGCAGCAAGCGTGAGTCCACGACATTTCGCCTGATAATTTCGTCTTGGAGGATACGTAGAAACTCGTACCCGATACTTTCGATAAAAAGCGTAAACTCTTCTTTGAAGTCGCCAGATGCTGCACTGCGTAGCTTTTGAGCAAGTCCTGTAGTATCTTCGAGTGTGATTTTAATGAATGGTGCTGACATTAGATAGCCTCCTGATTCGCCCTGCGCGTCACCATTACATGAACATGGTGTCGCCTTACCTTGCGAGGCATTTCAGCGGTGAACTCCAAGCCTGTATCAAGGTCTACTATCTTATCGTTTACTCTTATATCGGTACCCCAGGGAAGCGAGAGCTTTATCCGCGCATCATAGACTGTCTGAGGTTCGCGCTGTACTACGCTTGCACTGCCGCTCCGTGCGTGAAAGTGGCACGCCACGTTTTCTATATCAGGTGTATCAGGATATGAGTGTTCAAGCGAGGCTGGAAGTCCGTAACCGGGTGATGCGCCCTCACTTATGATGTGATATACGTTGCACCGATGGAGAAGAAAATCAGAAAATCCCACAACTACCACCTCCTCACAGTTTTCGCAGACTCATATTAACAGGGTTGCGTGCCCTAGCTACAATGTAGTCCGCAAGTAGAGGCTCAATGTCAATGTTGTCAATCTTGGATTCCGTGTCATGAAGCGTGTAGGAATAATCATCAAAAGACTCACTCCTGAAATTGCCGCTATTTGCATCTGCCCCCGCAGCGCCAATTGCATACATTTCAGCAAGCAACATTACCGCAGTTTTTACATTTAGAGGTATCTCAGGGAATTCATCGGCATCATCGAAACGGTTTCCGGTGATAGCGATAACCCGCTGTTCTGCCCTGAGAATATCCACTTTGAGGCGGCTATCATCGCGTGATGTTACTCTTGGGTTCTCGGAGTAGTCTTTTACCTCTTGAGGCGTTACCCACGGCCTTGTAGCCATGACATCACCCCGCTTCAAACATGCCTGTGCTTATCAGCCTACCCGCGAGGTCTTCGCCTACATTAACAGGTACACCTTTCAGGAATATTTGACTACCTTTTGTATACGTCGCACCCCTTACGAGTACTACCGCTTTTCCATCCCCGGCAACAGCGGTGTCGCCGCTCTGCTCGTTGCTCTGAACTTCGGGAGTAGCGGTGCTGGTGCTTTCGTTTGGCTTGCTTTCCTCGTCAGTAGCTTTCGCTTCAATGTCAGCGAATATAAGGTCAGCACGCATGTCGTTATTTGTTGCCGCAGAAATGTCAACTCCACGCTCCAGAGCAATTGCCTCGAGGCTATCTTTGCCAGCTTTTTTGAGTTGCGACAGGGTCATTCCATCCCCGGCAACAGCGGTGTCGCCGCTCTGCTCGTTGCTCTGAACTTCGGGAGTAGCGGCAAGCGGAGCCATTCCCGGCATATAAATGCCATTATCATCATCGAGCAAGGTTGAGCTACCTGTGTTGTTGTTGTCAGACATATTTATTCCTCCTAATATTATTGTGTAGGTCTATTCCGCAGCCTGTGCAACACATTTTTGTGTTTCTCCCTTATGGGATACTCGTAATCATAAAGCGCAGCACAGGCTTATACAGAATGTGAGATGTTTATGGTGTCGGTGTTGTGTCAACTGTGAAATTGTCAGCAATGACAAATGCATCGGGATTGACAATTTCCATGTCGAAGTCGGCAAGCAAGGTGAACTCGTGACGGGTTTTGCGTGGCACCACCTGATGGTAGCTATGCAAGCTTTGTCCGAATACGCCGTATGCGAGGTTTTCAAACGGAGCAAGGAAAATGATATTATCGGGCAGGAAGCCGAGGGGGAAGATTTCGTGACCGTCGTAAGTCACATGCCTGCCGTCGATAATCATTGAGTCTCCTAGAGCTGTGTTGCGTTGCTGCAGTTGTTGTTTGTATTTGCGATTGACTTGGTGTGAGCAGAAAATTGTCAAAAGGTTCTTATCTTCCTCTTGGAAGAGTTGGAAGTATTTGCTCGGCATTGCAGTGAGCAGTCCATCAAATACCTTACCGAGGAAGTCTTCGCTGCCTTCGGTGTCGAATTTGTGGGTCAGTGTATCTTTTTTGGCAAGCTTCACCCAACCATCGTTGATACTCAGGAAATTGTCGTTAGAGTCGGTATCTCCGTTGATTGCGAGATCAAGAGAGTCATTGACGAATTGCTGTGAAAAGAGTTTTGCAAGCGTGGTGTTGACGTTCCTGCCTTCGATGTTTTCCTTCATGTACTGGAAAGTGACGTTGTAAGGCATGATAACACCTTCTGCGGTAAGCTTGCGCCTCTTGTGGTCTGCTGTGCCGGATGCGGGGTTGTCGTCATCTTCAACCTGTGCCCTGAGTGCACGCTTGTTGACGCTTAGGGAGTCAAGGTAGCGTGTAGTCGAACTCATGTTAATGACATCTGTACGCTTGAAAAATACAGAGTAGTCTTTCATGAATGTCATGAATTGTCTCTGCTGCTCGGTATTCATGGCACCGCCGCTTCCAAGTGCGCTGGAATCAATCGATGCCTTAGATACTAGTGTTCTGTTATCCAAACTCATTTTTGTTGTCCTCCTTAAATGAAGAAGTTGTCAAATACGCCAACTTCTGCTTTTTCTATCGGTTCCTGTTCAGCGTTGAGATTGCTTGGGATACCTCGAGCTTTGAGTAGCGGCTCAATGGCTTCGCTCACCATTTTCTTCACTGCCTCGGGTGTCACAGCTTCAGATACCTCGAGTTCAGCTTCCAAAAGCTTGGCTTCGGGCAGCTTCTCGAATTTTGCGGCGATAGTATCATCTATCATTTTCTGAATGCTGCTTAGTGTGACGGGGGCTTCTTCAACTGCATTGTCTACTTCCGGCTTCTCAACCAGTTCGGCAACGGTCTGTGTGACTAGGTCCTTGATTTCCTGCGGGTTCATGTCTGTATCCTCCTTCGTAATGTCATCCTCGCCGCCAGCTAACGAATCACGGAGTTCCGTGAGTATGTCGCACGCTTCGTCGAGCTTTTTCTTGTTTGCAGCTGATATTTTCTTGCCTGCTTTCTCAACGGCAGCTGCATCGCTGGAAAGTGCTTTTACAACGCATGGTTGCGTGAGCAGATTTGTGATGATTTCGCCAAAATCTGCGAGAGCTTCACGGATTGTTTGCTCATCATCGACAAACACCCGACTATCTGTCTCCCAGTTCCAAGAGGCAAGGGTGGTTTCCAGCGCATCAAAGGCTGACCAGAAGTTTCGCTGCTTAATATTCTTTTCGTACTTCTCCTTAACCTCTCCCTTTTCAACCGCACTAATGCCCAAAGCTGTGCGGATTGCTTTCATCAAACCCTTTCCCGCAGTGGCCTCTTCATCAGCCTTGATTTCTGCTGCTTGGTCTTGTGTCGTCGTGGTGGTTTCAGGCGAACCTTTTGTGAGTTCTTCCAAGTCAATATCCTCCTTGCCATATTTCCCGACTCCACCCATCGAAAAGCCTGTGATGTCACCTTTCTCCACAGCTTCCCAAATGGCAGAATCTTCGATTTCGACCGTCATTAGCCAAGTCCCCTTAGCTATTGTCTCGTCACCTATAATCATGTCGCACGGTGCAATGTAGGTTTCTACGACAGTGACGCCATCCACAGCCTCAAAGCTGTGCTGTACGTCAATCTGGTCACCGTTCTTGGCGAACCAGTGAGCTGCCTTGCGGATTTCCTCCTCTGTCATGAAGTTTCCGTCTGTATCTTCGACCAGTGGCTCATACACTACGCCCGTGACATAATGTGTTTCGGCGTCGGCCTTGACAATCCTGCCGAATGTTTCAAACGATGCGCTACCATCTTCGGCTTTGGTTATAAGGAACTTTTTGTTGTTGGCCGCCTTGTCAACGAGTGAGACAAACCGGATTCTCGCATCGCTGATTTCAATTGCTTTTTCTATTTTTATTTTTGACACTCTCGTTTCACCTCCTTTCGTGTTGGGCGCATTACGCATCGCCCTGCGGACCTTAACCTTTCCTACCCGGTTATAGGCATAAAAATAGCGGGTCTCACCGTTTGGTGAAACCCGTAGGTTAACTGTGGTTATCTAGTTTATATTTCTTCGAATATTGAATCCATAGAATCATCTATGCATTTAACAAACGATTCGTATGCCTTCTTTTGCTCTTCCGTCGCATCAGCAGGCAAGACAAGATCCCCTGTTTCGGTTTTTTCCAAAACGCCTATCAGCGTATCCGGCAATCCAATTAACGCCATGTTAGAACCCTCCTTCTCTTATAAGCCTTGTGATTTCTGCCGATAGCGGAGATAAAGTTACATCACTTATTGCTTCTGCAAAAGCTTCCCTATAAGCAAATCCGAGCCCCTTCTTGTTGGCTACCGCCGAAACATAGTCAGAAATATTGAGCCACTCGTCGGCACTCATTCCGAGATTTGATAATGCTTTTTTAACAATCCTTGCCGACACATCGCCACTCTTTAACGACTGAAACGCAGCGACTCTATCTAACATGCCATTCAGGTCGGTGGCGGTGAAGTCTACTCCGCGCCCATTGAAAGTTTCAACGAAGTCAATTGCATGCGACACTTCATGTCGTAGAATCCCTGCGACTCCATTTTTTGAAGTCCAGTAGCCGCTATTTGTGTACTTGTTGACCATTTCAGAGATAGAGTTTAGGTCCTGCATGTTCGCGACATTTAGTTTTAAGCTCGTGGTTATGTTTCCTTTGTCGCTTCTCACCGCAAATTCGGCAATCATATCACCAGGTTCATTGACAGCCACTATTTTCTGCACTGAGCCCTTCAGTTGCGGAAACTCTTGATAAAGCCCCTCTAGGCTGTTGCCGACTGCATTTAACACTTCATCAGACAACCCTGTTACCGCTACTTTTTGAGTGCCTATAGTCTCCTTTAACCGCGCTATTTCTTCGCGCCTACTTGTGAACGGTTTATTTACTTCAATTATACCATCGGCTATGCTCCCTTGCAAGCCATTACCACCAATTCCAACCCCTGCGAAGCTTGCAGACGCTCGTGCGTCCATCACATTATCTTGAATCACGCCGACTCGCGCCATGTTAGTCTGCTGCAACTCACGCTCCCATGCACCATCGTCTTCGTCTATGGCTTGTTGTTGTAACGCCTGTCTCTCTTCGAGAGATAATCCGAGTATGTTTTCGTTCACAACGGCTTGCATACAGCAATGACAGTTTATTCGTTCTTCCGGGGGAAGTATAGGGTCGCGAGGGAACATTGGGCTGAAGCCGTCAAGCGAGAAAGGTTCATTAACCGGCACACGTTGTCCGCTGATAGCGACATGGTTCTCGCGGGGGTCGTTCATGTGACCGCCTGTGTGTTTCCACCCCTTTTCCTCGACTGCCGGACTTTGTACATAAGATTCCTGCTGAGCTATGGAGTGCGCTGTGAGCATTTCGGTCACGGCAACACTTCTCGCCCTGTGATATTCGCTGCGTATACCGCCATCCATGAGTACCCTTGTAAACTCTGCCACGCTATGCCCTTGCGAGAGGCTTGTTGTAAGCGCCCTTTGTATCTGCCTATGCGAAGTGAGTTGCATTATTCCGGCAAGTTCCTCACTCCATTCCTCCGCCCACGCCGCCGTGCGCTTCGATATACGGTCAGCAGTATTGCCTGAGCCGAGACTTTTTGCTATGGTCGCTTCCGCAAGTTCGGGGTCTGTTTGAGCAATATAGTCTATGGTAAGTTCACAAACCATCTTCTCAAACTCATCATAGAATATTTTGGTAAGCTTCTCCGCTGTGTCATCGGATGCGCGGATACCCTGCCAAACAAAGTCATTGAAGAACAGGAGGCCATCCGAAGCATTAAGTGCCTCTATTACTCTATTCGTAAATTCTTTCAAGCAACTTGCGACTTTTTCCTCACAAGCCGATATTTCTCCCACCGTGCCTTCGGCATCGGCAAAGCCGGCCTCGTCCAACGCCTCTACAAGATTGCTGTCTTCTTTAGCTATGTATTTGTCGATTGCCTCTATAAGTGGCTTGCAGTTGACTTTGCTCCAATCAATAACTTTCTTCGACATCTGCATCCCCCTTGCCTTGCATATCACCGACATCGAGTAACAGTGAGCGAACTTCCTTCATAATGGCAGCTATATCTCTATCGCCACTCTTGGTCGCTTTCTCTATCTGTGCTGCAAGCTCCTCGGTTACAGACTCTGTAGTATCTAACCCTTTAAGCTTACCTGCAATTGCCACGGATGAGCGCAGATACGCCACAGGGATTTCGCCCCATTCGCCGGGGTAAGCTTCCGCTGTTTCTCCGAGGGCATTGTAAGCTATCTCTTTTGCTTTGTTAGGAGACAAGCCTCCGGCACGTTCGCAGATAGAGAGTATTGCACTCAGGTCTTCAGGGTTTGTCACGTTAGGTGACTTGAAGTACGCCTCAACATACTTGAAATTATAGTCTTTGAGCAACTTATGATTTATTACCCAAGCGAGACTGGCCCTCTCCGGTTGGAATACCTGCTCTTCCGTAATTTCCATAGCTGTCTGCGCCGTCGCACGGTTGAAGTCGGTCGTATATCCGACATAGAGGTCGGGGAGCAAAAATGCCGATTGAACCTTTTTGCGGTTATTATTCAGATAGTCCTGAAAGAGTTCGTCTTTCTGCAATATCTCTGCAAGCGGCACGGTCTGTATTTCGGGAGGTTTTTCTTGGTCGAGTAATGTAGTGGAATCTGCAGATTCAGCCTCCAGCACCATAAATGAATGCTGCCCGGATTCACCCTTGATATCGTTCATGTATGCTTTAAGTTTTTCGAAGCTACCATCTGACAGTTTGCCGTTCTTAATGAGTATGAGTAGCGGAGTGTGCCGCCCTTCCCCGAAGTAGCGGTTATTGAGTTCTTCTGCTTTGCGAGCGCCGTCAACTCCGAGTATTTGACCTATCCAGCGAATCTCTCCGTAAATCTCTGTGCCTATTGCGAACTCCATTATCTCATTCGCTTGATCCTCGGGCGCAAGCGCGTCAACGTACTTGCCAGTGGTTTTATTCATGATGCGCGGGTCGCCCATCTCCTTAAAGTATACAGTCTTATTTCCGGTGGTCTGACGGTACTTGCAGAATTTACGCTTCCTTGTCTCAGTTTGCCCATTGATGTTGTAATCAACATCAACATAAGGCTCAAGAGGCGCAGTTTTGCGGATACTCTTTGTATTGATGATAAATTCTATACCGTCAACTTCCCCGCCGACGTTTCGGAGTGCTTCGATGTATGATATGCCGTAAGTCTCACGCGCCTCAATAACGTCCTCAAACACTTCTTTGGTGTCTTTATCCATGTTGAGCAGGTTTATTATATTTTCGGCCTTGGTGTATTCGTTTTTCATTTCAGGCGTTTCTGTTGAGTAGTCCATCTTGTATCTTACGCCGATACCAAACCCTGCAATATTGTATTTGTACGCTCGTATGCACTGAGGGAGAATTGACGAATGCTTCACATGAATCGAAAGCCCTTCGAATTCAAGCGTAGGCTCTACCCACCCAAAAGCAAATGCGTCTGCCTGTTCCTTTACCTGTGCCGACGTAGCTCCTTTTTCAACTGGTTGTTCGGCCGGGGAATCAGCTTTGACTATATGCACATTGTATGTTTTCAAGCTTTTATCAGACATGCCTTAATCTCCTTGCGTTAATATCTATCTCTTATCTTTTGCCGCCGGTTTATCGTCCTTCAGGTTTACCGGGAGGCAGCAGAGAAGCAGACAATCAGCCTCATCGGGTGATGGGAGTCCACGCTCTTTCATCGCCCTTTTGCTTTCCACCACTATCTTGTTGCGTCCGTTAAGCTCATATTTCCGTGACGAAAGCTGGGCAATAAGATCTGAATCATTTGGCAATATTAAATCCACCGGTTTCTTTTTGCCCTCGTCATCAATCTGCGACAGACGGTCACGCACGAACGCCATCATTACCGTTGTGGAGTCGTGGTAGTAGGGGTGCTTACTATAGACTTTCCCAAAGTGGACGGGCAATACTTCAAGCCACCAGTAACGCTTGGGGTCGCTTGACTTTATCTGGACAAGACGGTCAGTTACGCCACCACCTAAGCCGCCATCGTCTATCTTGACAGGAATCTTACGAGCGAACTTGTGCCTGTGCCTCAGTCGCTCGCCGAGCAATACGATTTCAGCAGCAGTCTTCATCAGGTTCTGCCCTCGTATTTTTTTATGAAATTTCATATGCTCATTGACTGTGTACCCGATTACCGTCTTGTCATCGCCGTACCGTGCAACGTCACACCCGATATGTATGCTATGCACTGGCACACCCTCGCCTTGCTCTGACTCGGGATCTGGTATATCCGTATACATGACTGAGTTCTCTATGAGCGAGAGAGGTATGAATACATCATCTTCTTGCAGCGGGAAGTCTCCGCGTACCCTTACTCTGACGAAATTGCTTTCCTCTCCGTATTTCCTGATATTTGCCTCGATGTTCTCTTTGTTTGTGCGCGAGCTTTTCAAAGCGTTTACCGTATGGCATTTATAGAGGTCACGGTCTGATGTATGGCTGTCATAAAATGTGCCTGCGGTCTTTGTAGGGTTGCCGCACATCAAGAGCTTGTTGTTATCGCCGGATAGGGTGCCAAGTATAGCTTCCATGATAGGCTCAGCCACGCCGGAAGCTTCGTCCACTATAAAGAGCATATTGTCTTCGTGGAATCCTTGCATATTTTCTGGCTTGGTTGCAGTCCTCGCTACTGCGAACCACCGCTTCTCCATGCCTACCATGTATATATATGTTTTAGTCCATTTCAGAATAGCAGAGAGCAACGGACTTCGTGCTTGCCATTTTGCGACCTCGGCCCACAACACGTCATGCAACTGTTGGCGGGTTGGTGCCGTTGCTACCACGCGGGGAAAGGGGAAGCATGTTAGAAACCAGAGAAGTACCGCTGCTTCAAGTCCTGTTTTTCCGACACCTTGACCACTCTTTACCGAAACCCTTTTTGATACTGCGAGATCCATTGCCGCAGCAGCTTGCCAATCGTCAGGCTCAAAGGTGAGTACTTCTCGAAAGAACAGGACAGGGTCTTTTTGGTACATCTTCTGCCTCTGCTTGAAAAAATCATTTCTATTCATCGCCAGCACCGATGAGGGACTGTATCCACTCGACTGCTATAATGTTTTGCGTAGATTCGCTCTGACTTTGCTTGAGCCTATTCAAGGATTCGATACATTTTCGCTTTTCAGACTGAACTCTCGAAAGTTCTGCATGGGCGCGTAGCAGCAAGTCGGTGCTATCCCGTGTGATTGTATTTACACTATATGTATGCCCCGGCAGACGCTTATCAGCTTCAACTTTTTCTGTTATTCTCTGCTGGTACAATTCTTTCTCTGCATCATTTGCGAACTCGCGAAGTGTCTCTCCCCTAATAACTTGGTCAATCATAAGTCCTCGCGAGACGTTACCGAAGTTTTGGATTTGTTGTATTTTGTCTAACAGCCAGCGTTCCCTTATTGTGAGGATTGCAATTTGTTCGTTCAGTATACTCTCTTCATCGGTAAGCACTGCAACCATCCCATTAAACAGTTTAAGGTCATGCTCGGACAATATGTCCGAGTACGGATTAGGGCGAGAGTATATGCCGTGCGTTTCTGCAAGAGTATTGCCTGGTTGCAAGTTAGGCTTGCCCCCTTTATTGCCTACTGCGTTTTTATTGCCTAGTGGCGCTCCGCGCTTCTTGGCTGGCGTTCCCTCTTGTGGTGCGCTCCCTTTCGAAGTGGAGCGTTCCACTTGTTTTTTTTTCGACGATTTTGTGGGGCGTGCGCTGCCGCTCGACTTTTTGCCGTCCCAGTTGTCGAGAGACTTCCACTTGCGAACTTTGGCTGCGGGAACTCCTAGATGCGCAGCAATGTCCACAAGCTTGACCGAGCCACCCTTATCATGGTACATCTGCTCGGCTTTTATCCTTTCTTCACTCTTAGGACTTGGCATATTGCTCCACCTCGTAGTCGAATTAGTGTGTGTTCCTCGGCTTAGTTGCTGGGTCGGGGCAAAAACTCGCAACCTCTCCCCAACATGGTCAAGCGACCTTTTAAGTTGACAGGCTGGGTGTCCGCAAGTATGAACACCCAGCCATAACCTAAATATTTGTAAGCAGTTCCGCAGGGCTGTAACTCACATCTTTCTTGACCATCATAGTCAGGAAGTCTTCTTTTGAGAAATCGGAGAGCCTGAATATTTCCTCTGGCTTCATACCGAGTTGCTTGCTTATTTCCTCGACACTCTTGCCATCAACCATGAGCCTCCGTATGATAGCTTTCATCGGTTCAAGTAAGTGTACTCCGCGTGCCCTGTTATGTGTTATCGTGCCATAGATATTCTCGCTCTCGCCGTCGTGCTTAACAATGACAATCGGAACCTTGCCTCCAAGCAGAGACCAAAGGGGTTCTTCTCCCGACACGGTCCAACGGTGGAAGCCGTCGATTATAACCATATCAGGATTTACGACAATTGGTAGTGTCCATCCATTCGTCAATATGGACTGTGTGAGTAGTTTCAGGTTTTCCTTTGATACTCGATTCGGGTTGTAGTCGTTAGCTTTTAGCAACTTTCTGTCCACCCATGCAAGCGTTGATAAAGGGGTAAAAACATTATTTTTCATTTTGCCACTACCTCCCGTGCTTTTTTCGCATTGTCTATGTAGCGGCCGTATATCCTATTGAAGAGCGCCCTGTATGCCCTGAGTTTTGGGTCGCCCCTTATAAGTGATTCGTAGATTTCCCGAAAGTCACGTTGCGATGCTATTGCTGATACCTGCATGAAGAAGTTCCGGTATCTGATTGCTGTTTTCAGCTTGCTTGGTGTGTTGAAGTTTTGCACCATGTTGGCGAACAGGTTTATAAGCAAAGCTTTGTAATCTTTCTGCTCTTTACCTTCCATTTCACGCCTTGTTTTGGTGCGCCTCCCGAACATTTCAGAATCCCAATAGAGTGTAGCTAAATATGCGTTTGGTTCTCTTTTCGTTATACGCTCCATCAGGTCCGGGTAGTATTCATTCATCTGCACAAGACTCTTTGCTGTATCAACACTGAAGAACTGCGATACCCTGAGTTGGCTTTTTGAGGTGCCAGTCTGCCAAAGGTAGAGGTATATTTCGGGGATTTCTACTCTCTGCTCGAGCAGATATTTCCACACGTCATTGTTTGTCCAGTCGTATATGGGGAATATCTGCCTTTTGTTGGTCATCTTCTTTCCAGCCATTGTCATGGTTGCGAGATTCTTTAATCGCTGTATTGATTCCGCTGCGCGTATGCCGACGATTGTCATACCGTCCATACACATACGCGGTAGCCAATCTTGGTACGCATCTTTCCTCGGTCTGAGCATTGGGTGTTCCGTTATTGCGAATGATGGAGGTCTTCTTACCCAAACATCTTCTTTTGTTCGGTCCCAGCATATAAAGCTTTCATCTTCCGAGAGTTCATTGAAGCAATTAAAATGCTTCACTTCCACACAATACCACTCGAAGGAGGCGCCGACCGCAATGAATTTTCTGCGCCAAGCTTTCACCGTGTCCTCAATGCACTTGAAGATAGCTTCTTCGTCTACAAAGTGTACGACGAGCTGTTCGGCTTTGATTTTACCGTGCTGTATCAGGTTCATTACGACCTGTGCGAGTGCGAGGCTGTCTTTTCCTCCGCTAAAGCTCATGTAGACAGGCACTCCGTTGTCAAAGACGTTTTTGATGCGCTGCTCTGCCGCTGCAACCACATCAATATCGGCTATACATCGTTTTATAGCCATATTTCACTATTGCAATGAGGACAGATTATTCGCTTATCACTTTCGGCATCCCCCGCTTGCGGCTCTGCAGGGTTCACTTCAACGCTCGGCGGCGCCATCATCGCTTCTTTCTTTACACTTCCAGCGTTGATTTGCGCTATTTCCTCCGCGCCTATTTTGCCGTACTCGCCTATTTTCTTTGAAATCTCGCTTGCATCGGCTACCATGGAGCGAAGTATATCTTCATCGAAGCCAGGCACATCAAGGTCGTGCTTGAGTTCATCTAGAAATGTGTTAAATGTGTCAAGATCGTCTATACCGAGCCCATAAATCTTATTGTCGGCTATCATCAGTTTCTTTTTCTGATTCTCCGAAAGACCGGATACTCTGTAGAAGTCACCTTCTGTACGGCCGAGTAGTTGTAGGGTGTCGTAACACCCTACTCCCGCCATGATTGTATTGTTTTCGTCGATGACTATCGGACGTATCTGCCCGAACATCGTTATGCTGCGCCCAAACTCATGTAACTGCTTTTCTGTATGTATGCGCACGTTACGTTCAGGCTTCTTGATATCGGCAAGAGGAAGGCGTTCGATTTTCATGCGCCCACCACCTCTATATACCGCTTTGCTCCCGGAAGCACCGTTGCAGCCTCGCGTACTATGTCGGGGTCAATTTCAAAGACCTCTTTCCAACCGTTGTCCTCGTTTTTGGTATACTGACGTGCAGGCCATGGGTGGGTACCGCAAACATATCCACTGTGCCAGTCGTATATAGGCGGCATTGGTAATTTATGGTAATGGCAGTATGCAAGTACCTGTTCGTGCGACCACTCGGAGAGTGGACTATAGCGTGTAACACCGTTACCCGCCATGTATATGTTCGATTTCCGACCGACATAGTTACCATCAGCCCGCCTTCTGCCAAGTAACAGAAAGTCTAAGCCTTTTGATTTGTAATATAATTGCTGCGCCCTGTGTTGCACAATAGAAAACCATTTAGCCGCGACTGCGCTATTTTGCGGGAAGAGCATTTTCGGGTTTTTTGCAAGCCATTCGAGATTTAAGCCTACATTAATGACTTCGCAACTTTTGGGTTTGTTTTCCTGTATCCATTGAATAAATGCAGGGTATTCAAGGTCGCAGACACCAATCATGCTTTCGTGGATACCGGCACTCTCGCAAACATGACCGAGTACAATGCTGTCCTTGCCGCCTGACCATGCATAAGCGGACTTTTTCCCCTTGACCGTTTTCTTAATTGCTTTTACGGTCTCGGTTGTGAGCTTTTCTACTTCCTTCAAGGAGACAAGGCTCTCTATGTTTTTAAGCGTTTCGAGCCACGCTCCGTTATCAGTTCTTTGCTTTTTACCCAGCACTTCGACGCACCTCCCATCTTGAAACAATGAGAGCTATTGCGGCACTAAGCAACACAGTTGTCAGGCTTCCTATCGTTCGAAACATCGCTACCCCCGCAATATTACCGTATGCAAATATTGGAAGTCCGACAACAAGAGAAGTTAGTATGCCATAAAACATACCTTTACCTGTAAGTTTCTTACCTAAAAGTGTCAGTATCGTTGGCAGTAGTGTAGATGCCCTCTGTGTGCCATAGAGCAAAAACAGGTACGTGATGGTTATGCCCGGGATATTCGCAATTATTATCGCGAGTATCAGGGTGGCCGCCATAACAAACTTTGATTTTTTCGCTTTGTCATAATCGGTCGTGAATGATGCTGCTGCAACTAAACTGCTATCCACTGTCGAGAGCAGTCCCGAAATGACCATAAACATGAATGGCGCGAGTGTCCAAGCCGGGAATCTGTATATTATGAATTCGAGGTTTACCACTCCTGTATCGGACGGGGTGAAGCCTGAACCTGCCGCAACAAATCCGAGTATAGCCATGCAGATAGGCACAACTGCGAATAGAAATGCTCCTATCCTGAACGATGCACCCACTTTATCGGACTTAATGGAAAATGCTCTTTGCCAAAAGCTCTGATCTCCAAATGGACCTGATAAAAGCCCTATAGTCGATGGCAAGCCAAAGCCAAGGAAGAGTGCGAGCCCAGCCTCGCTGATAAGACTGCTGTACTGCCCGGACACTGATGATAAGCCTCCGACAAAATCACTCATTCCCGTGCCGCTGGTCAGAGTAGTTACTGCAAATGCAACACTGGTTACAATCATTATAACCATCTGTACCGCGCCAGTTGTCATTGAAGCCTTTATCCCTGAGAATTGCGAGTACGAAAATGCAATAACAGCCAATATGATTGTCAATAGCCAAAAGGGAAGCCCTGTTGTCACCTCTAACATACGCCCGCCGGCGAGCAACTGTACGGCTGCTGCAAACATCGAAAGCATGGAGAGTTGGACTTGATATATCCCCCGGACTTTTGGGGAGTCATACTTCTCGCCCATGAATGCAGAAAGCGTGATGCCGTTCGGCATCTGAGCGCGTATCCGCTTTGCATAAAACGAGAAAAGGATTAAGCATGCCACATTAGGCACAAGAAACCAGAAAACGCCCGGCCAGCCCGTGAGGAAAGCCCTCTCTGCCGACACGAAAAGAGCAGGAGCCCATATCCATGTACACCCTATACAGAGCGAAGCCTTGACTAGACCCATTTTCCTGTTACCAACATGAAAACTCTCATCGCCACAGTCCGTCTTTTTAGTAAAGCCTATCGTGACAATGAGCATTAGTGCTGTGTAAACTAATAATATTATGATTCCGTTCATTTATCGGAATCCTCCTTTTTTAGAATGTTGTTCCTCAATAGCCCGTCATTGGCGACATACCGGGTTTTCGAGGTTACGCTACATCAAGGAGCAGATACAGCGTCATTCTCGCCTCCTTCCAACATAAAATGCACCACCCCTCGGCGAAAGGGGTGGCATGGCGATACAAGTTTTACCTGCGGAGGGTTCTCCACGCATTAAGAATATCATATCTCGTTCGCTTCGTATTGTGTCACTTTGGCGCATCTTGGCGCATATTTCCGAAAAATGTTTTTATTTTCCTATCAATCTGGCTTTTTGAATACCCAATAATCTTTGCAGTTGCCTCAACTGTGTGCAACTCAATGTACCGGCGTGTGAGTATTTGTCTCATTATGCTATCGTCAACACCTTCTATGAACCTCTCCACTTCCGTACACTCGTCTTCATATCTCTTAGCTCGCGCTCTGAGCCGGGGTCCTGCCTTTTTGACGTATCCCTTGATAGCAACCACATGCTTGGAGTATGGCGGCTCGTTTGACGATGCGAGTACAGTATCTGTTATTTCACATGCATCTTCGCTTGCTATCTGCTCTTCGAGCATAATTATTTCACTACGGATATTTCCGTAGTTTTCAATTCTACGCCGAGTCATTGGTATAGCATTTTTCATATTGACAAACCGCCTCCCATATGTTAGAATCAGTCTTGTTCAGGGGCTGTCTTCCGTCAGGAAGGCGGCTTTTCTTTATGTTGCTTTTACCAGTTGCCGAGAACATACCTATTTATCCTTTTTCTGTAATCCTCATTGCTTTCTCCGTGAGCCTGATGGAATTTGCGTATGGTTTGTGCGCTCCTAGTATATACTTCGTCAAAATTTTCGACTACTCTCACCTCGAAGTTATTTAGCTTCTTCGATAACCGCATGATGCTCCTTCTTTTTCTTTGCATGACCCGAAGCCATTTCCATCTTTCGCGTAGCGACATTCTTATGCTTAAAAGCTCCCTGATGAACCGGATAGTTATTTTGTGAGATTCAATATACAGCTTTATGAGTTCGGTAACTTTTTGTATGCTCTTCATGCTCCGGTACCTCCTGTAACTTGTCTGCAATTTACCTGTAACTTGCCTGTAACTTGCATATCTGTCTGATGTTTCAATTCTTCGTCTGTCTGTTCGAGTATCTCGCGCACCATCACCAGTACGGATTCTTTAACACGGACACTATCGTTATCGCAAAATATTGCCACCGTTTGAGATACCTTTCGGAATGTATTGTTGATGAGTTGACATCTGGTCTGCGTTTTATCAATCTCGCCGAACACCATTTCAGGCATTTCCTTTTTCAGCACTGCAACGCTCTCAGGCGGTGTTGCATCTGGCATATGCGCGGGTTTGCTTTTTTCCTCTACTTTTTTATCTCGGCCGAGCTTTGCATATAAACCGTTTTTGAATTGCTTCATTGTTATCCCGTACTCGTTAGCAAGCGACTCCATGCTTTCGCCCGAGCCAAGTCTTACCATTACTCGCTCCCAATTCACTCTTTTCTCTGGTTTACCCGACACCTTGCTTGCGGGTGTGCCACTCTGCGCCTGTAGTTGTTCTGTTCCTGTAGTTGTTCTCATATTCTGCTCACTCCTATACCTTAATGCGGATTCCTCAGAAACGAATATCGCCGTTCGTCTCTTTGCTTTTAGTGCGTCCTTGTCTGTGGTGTAGTGCGTACACTCAGAAACCGGCATGCCGCGCCCACATCCTCTATGTAGCCTATAGTCGCACGACCTTGTGCTTTTTGAGAAGTATGCACAGTCTATACGTTTGCATACTTGAAATTTGTCAGCCATGCCGCAACTCTCCTTATAGCTCTGCGAATTTTAGTTGTTGTGATGCCTCGTAGTTGCACCAAAGTGTCTCTGTTCTTTCGGTTGCAGATTCGGTATGGCAAGTGGTTTCATACCGATGCCAGTCGGCAAGAGTGTCCTCGTAAAGCGGACTTTTGTATGCCGAGAGCAGTACAGGCCCGCAATGTTCCATCAGGAGTGCTAACAGTTTTCTATGTTGCTCGTTTGTGAACTCATGTTTGTATATTCTCCCGTTACGTGTTTCCATCAAATATGGTGGATCTGCGTATATCACACAGTTATGTTGATTGTGCCGTCGTATAATCTCAAAGGCATCAATATTATCTATTTGCACTATGTTATTAGGGGAGGCGTGTTTAAGCCTTTGGCATATAGCTAGTATGTTACTAGGGATATTTGTGCAGAATCTGGCAACATTTCCATTTGCAGCCTTTATATTTTTACGCCAACCTGTCTTAGTGGAGGATTTTGCACCGATTGCTTGCCACATACGCACTATAAACCGTCGCGCACGCTCAACATCATCTATTTCCCCGCTATCAGAATACGATTCCGCATATTCTTCTCTCGCCCATGGCGTAAGGTACACGGCTCTCGCCAATTCTTCCGGATAATCTCTTGCCATCCTGAAAAGATTTACAACATCGCTGTCGAGGTCGTTAATTGTTTCCACTTTCGACCGCTCTTTTGTGAAGAACACTGCGCCAGACCCAAAAAACGGTTCAAGGTATGTCATGCGCTCGTAACCAGCAGGGAAATGCTCTACTATCCACGGAGCAATAGTCCATTTACTGCCCGGATATTTGAGAATGTTCTTGTTTGGTCTCATTTGCCCTCACTTTCAGGCTATCGACAATCTTTTTCATGTGTACGGTAGCTACTGCCTGCGCAATCGCCTTGTCTGCCTCAGTTTCGCCCTTGTCACCCATGATTCCGTTGAACTGTTCTATCTTTTGACCGAGAAACTCCTGTATGACTTCATCGGTGCCTTCCTCTGCCACAAGATAGTAGCAAAGCACGCTATCTGTTTGCCCGATACGGTGAGCCCTGTCCTCAGCCTGAGTATGTATTGCCGGCGACCAATCGAGTTCCCCAAACACAACACAGGTTGCCCTTTGGAGATTTAGACCGGAGGATGCTCGAAGGCTTATCATGCATAAGTTTGTATCTCCGTTCATAAAGGCGTTGACCGATTCCTCTTTTTCTTTTGAACTTTGCCGACCTGTTATCATCACCGGACTGTGTGATTCAAGCACTTCTGCATACTCATCAAATACTTTGTGGTGGTACGCAAATACCAAGACAGCTTCTCCTGCTTCAAGTAACATTTTGAGAAATGTCGCCACATATGGAGCTTTTGCAATGCCTATTGCCTGACGGCTTTCGCGCACAATTTCCCTTGTCATACGCCCACGTTCAAAATAATCCTCGACACTGCCTATCCGGCCCGCCATAGAGACTGCGTTGTGTATGAGTTCAGAATACATGCCACTGTCAAAATCAACTGTCTGGATAACTCTGCGTTTAGGCGGCAATTCTTTGAGAACTTCATCTTTCGTTCTTCGGAGCATGAGCCCTTCTCGCCTCAGATAATCTCCCAAGAGGTCAGGATCTCTCACGATGTCGTTGCCGTATCCATAGCACCACTCTCTTGTAAAACTCTCCCAGTCACCCAAACAATGATACTCAATGATGTTCATAACTGCCCACATTTCGCCGCCTCGGTTATGTATCGGTGTGCCCGATAACCCTATAACATCGGGAACACTAGAGGCCAACAAGGATGCTGAACTGTACTTTTCTGTGCCTGTATGCCTTAACTCCTGTATCTCATCAAATATAACGGCTTTGAAGTCATAGTCCTGTAATGCTGTCTTCCACCCCCGGAGAAGGAGATAATGCACAATGTATATGTTCGCAGGTGGCAATTCATATGGGGTAAGCCCCTTCAGTACATGCACCGTTTCAGGTTTATCAAACATACTTAACTGGTCACCAGCTCCGGGAAGTTTTAGAAAACGCTTTATTTGCGGTACCCAGTTTGTTGTGATTAAATGCGGTTGTACCACAATGACCGCAGGGTACGCATTTTTCGCAGCGAGGAAAGCGAGTGCTTGAATAGTTTTTCCTAACCCCATTCCATCAGCAAGCAGTGCGCGTTCTGTTCCGAGCAAGTACGAAAGCCCCTCTTTTTGAAATTCCCTTAGTTTTCCGATAAATTCAGGTGGTGCTTCTGCTTTGTTCGGCCGTTCATTGAATTCACGTATACGTACTGCATGATCGACCGCTTCCTGATAACTTTTTCCCCACGCCTCTTTGTCAATTATTTCGAGAGGGTAGCGTAGCATAAGCCAATTAAGATTTTCGGCATTTCTTTTGGTTGCCGGGAATTTGCAATGGCGGCTACCCCTGCCGACAGAGCCCGGAAATATACGCTTAACTACCTGCACCATCCCGGGTTCTCCCGCAACTATCCATTGAGTAATCCTTCCATTCACGATGATAGGTTCAAGGGTGCCGTATGTTTCTTTGCTTTCCGGCAATTTTTGCAGATACGCGGGAATCATAAGGCAATCCCCCATTGCTTCTGCAAGCCTATTACAACACACGGCTTGCCGTTACTGGTTTCAGGTATTGGATTTCTCAGGCTTGAAGCCACGGCTATCACCACCGCTTCCACTATGTCAAACTCAGCATAGCGGCTCACCTGCGCTTCAAGTCTCGCCCAGTTAGGCTTGCCTTTCTTGACCTCAACCACTACTGCCGATGTTACTGCCAGTTCGCCACTTACCCAGCAAAGGAAGTCCGCTCGGCATCCGCGACCTAGCTTATACTCTCTTATGTGCTGAATGCCATGCTCGGCTAATATCTCAGAGATTTTATTTTGCAAAGCAGACTCGGCAATGGTAACGCCTACCCGAAGGGTCTTTAGTGCCTTTTCAATTTTGTCAACAGTCTCATTCATGTCCATACTACTCCATTCGTAAATTTTGCAAAGTAACTCTGTATCGCCATAACTTTGATTGTCCTGTGCGCTCATTCAGCAGCCTGCGCAAAGCGTATTTTGTACATCCCTCTCGTGACGCGGGCAATATATAGGCTAAAAGCAAGGCTTGTTAATTGCTTTTCAGGGGCAGTTCACCGATACTTTTTATTCCGACCATGTATGACGGTGGCAGGGGGATTTTGTCTTTATCTTTTTGTGGCCGCCATAAGTGCAGACAATAGGGGTGGTTGTTAACATACTCAGACTCAGGTGGGTGAATCTGAATTACTGTCTCTTGCGGATTGAAGAATAGAGTCTTTATCTGTTGCATTTCGTTCCAACGTGGGCACCGTTCTGTTGTGCTTACCGAAACATGGTCCCAATCCCCCTCGTATGTAGCGAGAACCGTGAACTTCAAATTGCTTCCTTCGAGGTTTAGCAAAAAGGCACCTGCTTTTTTGTCTCCCATCCATCCCATGTAAGGTGTTCTGAATTCGTCAAGGTGGCTTAAATCTCTCATTACGTTTCTCTCCATTCAATGTCTTCAAGGAAGTGCAGTACACCATTGTTGCACGGTACTTCAAATTTTGATAAGTCGGTCGGCTTGATGTGGCGTCGCCCGAAGATCTCCCCCATTTTTACCCATACTCGCCAAGGTATTCTATAATAACCGATGCGGTCAAACCCTATGAGTACGAAACACGCAGCACCCATTTTGGCATACTCCGTTATACGCTCGGACTGTTCTGTAGTTACCCTGCTTTGTGGGAGCTTTTCACTAGCGGAGAACTTCGCCTCGAATACCACAGCTCTGCCGGAACGTAATGCGCCTTTATAGTCGGGCTGTGCTTTCTTTTCAAAACAGGCAATAAATTTGCCGTTGTTGAGGTTCTTTATCGGTCTTAGTGGCTCGGGAGTCTTTTCAATGACCGCAATGCCTGATTTTTCGTAGTATGCACAGGCCTCATCAATAAGTGTTTCAAAATATTTACCCATGGCTTTGTTCAAAGTTCCCTGATATTGTCGCTTTGGGTCTTTTAGGGCTTGACAATTTCCGGTTCTGTCCATCACGGCTTGCCTCCATTCCACTGTCTATGGTTCAGCCCTATTTCTAAAGCATTTCTTATGATATCGTTAGATATTCCGTTCCTTGACATACTCGCTATCACCTGAGATAGCATAAACACAGCCGCCGCAGGATTTAGAACTTTATAGATAATTTGCACTTTACCTGTTTCATGGTCCATGCTTGTAAAAATTTCTGCACTTTTGCCGTCCAGCATTTTTATTATGGCCTTATTTACTTGTTCCTGAGTGAGTTCGTCAGTTAGGTCTTTATTGCCCATTATACAATCCTCCAATTTTTTCAAGGCGGGGTTTGATTTTCTTCCAAAGCTTGGGGTGCGCAATAATTGCATTGTCTGTTATCATAAACTTGTCGGAGGGAACGTCAACAATCCCATATCTTTTCCTCCATTTTTTGTTTATGCGTTTCTTTTTGTGTGTCCGCCTTTGCGTTGTGCCCTCGGTGATGTGTTCACTGAGAATAATATCCCTGCCGAAAAATACCGCATGTTTCATTAAGTCCACACTCCTAAAATCCATCTAACATTACCTGAACAGGTTCTGGGTCTTTGACTTTTAGCATCCTCGAGAACTCAAGTGCATCAATTTCTTTTGCGGTCAAGTGCTTGCCCGCACGGATTCTCCATATTTTGTCAAGTTCATCATAACCGACCGCGATTATCTTCTTTTCTATTTTTCGCTTATTCGCCGCCTTCCGCGCTTCCTTTCGCTGGCGCTTTTGCTCTGCAAGGGCTTTTTTGCTCACGGATTCGTGTTTCACCTCTATGCCGGCAGCGACATCAGCAAGGTCTTGCATTAAATCCCTGCTTGGTCGTGACTCCACTCGAACATTAACAATCTCCCTAGTGCAACCTGCAATACGATAGCGCAGTCTTCCGTAAGCCGCCGCATAATCAGCTTTGTAACTTTCGAGCCCATGTTCGACAAATGCTTCACATATCGTAATTGATGTCTGCTTGTCGAATACTTTAACGCCTTTTGTTATGGAAACACACTCTTTTTCAGGAAATAGACCCTCGGCTGGGTTGTGGGAAGTAAATTTAATGTCATAATAAACATTTGCTTTTTTGGGCGACAGTGGCATTTGCAGGAAGTGGCAATATGGTATGCAGTGGTTAAAGTTGTCTCTACCGCATTGGAGAGGGTCGTAGAACATTTTCCACTCTTTAGTGTGTCTATTATATACACTCCTGCGACGGCAAGCCCTCGTTCCCATAGTTTCGTTAAATAACTCGAAGCGACTATCAGAATCTTTCCAGACTTCATCATGCGCTTCATCGACGCTGTTTTCGTAGCTGTAAGTCTTGTTTGTGCGTTTGCATGAGCAATGGGCTATTTTATCTTTTCCTAAGAAAAAGTTGCGTAGAGCCGGATGGTTGAGTTCGCAGGGTATGCCATCAAACTTTGGGCAGGGAGTTGTTGCATTATCATTTTCAGCAGTCCAGGTTACTCCTCCATAACTCATTGTACCGGTAGCTGCTAAGCCTTTTGCAAGCAGTCCGCACGGGGTTTCCCATACCATGTCAAGTTTTGTTTTGCAGGTGTATTGCCAACCACCATAAAAATCGTTCCACTCTGTTACCCAGTCGGGAGGGTTTTCTTTTGTATATCCTTCATCAAGCAGTTGCAGTGTAAGTTTGTTTATTTCCATATCAGATACCTATACATGGCCTTATTCCGAGATAAGATTCAAGCGATGCCCGGAGATGCGCCGGAGATGCGATATCATATTCCTTACACAAGCAAGACTCGCATACTTGGAACTTTTTATATCCGAGCGCCTTTGATGCTCTCACATCCCAACTGCTCATTTGACTTTGGCACTTAGGGCAGTTCGTCTCTAACCATTTAAGTTTACCCATTGTTGGCAGCCTCTAGTTTTTCAATTAAATCCTCTACCCAACGTATTTCCATATGGAGGTCGTTGACATTGCCTGCAATCCCCGCCAACTGACTTTGGTAATTCGAGATATTGCCATTTCGGGCACGGTAGAGATACGCCACAACTGAATCATTGTCATATTCTCGTATTTCAACAAAGTCTCCACATTCACAGTGTTTAGCATTAAAGTTCTCCACTGCCTCTGCTAAGTCCTTGCTCTCATCAACCTCTTCCACTTTTTTGATATGTTCGTCTTTGTAATATACAGCCAATCTCATAAGTTGAACTCCTTTAATTTGTAGTGCTTCACTTCGCATTCACTCTGTCAAATCAATTACTCATTTTTGCGATTGGCTTTTATACTGGCACGTATAAGGCACGCTTCCGGATTTCGGTGTTCGATACTGCATAATCCGTCGTTGATGTATTGGCACTTTGTGTTGTCGCAACTCAATTTATTGTTCATTTGCAGCGGAATCATCATTTCCCGTATGCACTCGCAGACGAAATCGGTTTGCGCTTTAGATGGCAAACTGCAAAATAGCTTGGCGTTTTCGTTGAGGGAATATTCATCTTTACTCATGTTTAGGTCTCCTTGTTGTGCGATTTGCATTTCTTGCAGATGTATTTGTCGCCATCTTTTAACATTGTAGAAATTAGCGACCCACAGGCATGGCACGATATTATGTTTTTAAAACGAACTTGGTTTGGCATTTTGCGCACACGATTCTTTTGACGCACGGTAAATGTATCATGCGAAACCCCTCTACCTAATCCGCGCATATAGTCATATATCATGGGGCAACCTCACTTTCATACGATTTTATCTCGTCGGCAAACCGCCAAACTTGCTGCGTTCTTCCGTTTCCATAAAATCCTGTCGGGGTTCTGCCCGAAGCATGCCACCAAATAAACCTATTCAATGTTGTCTCGCAATGGCGGTCATAGCCCCCCCTCGACACGAAAAACTCAAACATTTCCACTAAGGTAATAAGGTTGTGTTTTGCATAAAGAAGGCTTCTTTGCTGATAGTCATCGGTCAGGCGATAGGGGCCCAGATGTATTCGTTCCCAGTGCCCGTGTAGCCAGTCAGGAGATATTTGAGTCAAGCCATGCCACGGCCCATCACGATTTATTGCACTTGCATCCCAAGTACTCTCGAGGGTGATAATGCCTTGAATCATTCGAAGATTTATGTCGTGGTATGTTGCTATATCGTAAACGAGCCACTGTAGCTTCGGCAGGGCAACTATGGGCATTCCGTTTTTGTAGATTCGCCAGAGTGGTCTTGATCGTCTCTCGGTTTCTCGAAACGCTTCAAGTATATGCAACTCTGAATCGAGCCCGTAAATGAGCATTTCAAACAGGCTTCGCTCAATACTGGAACGCTCTGCAAGTTGCCCATAATCCTCCAGCAGTTCTCGGTATTTGTAGTAGTAGATGACATTGACCTCAACCTCACTTATCTCAACAATTTCTTGATATATCGTGACGTACTCTATATGCGGAGGTTTATTTAACTCAACTAAATAAGCTACAAAAAATACAACGGCTGCAATGCCTAACACAACAGTACATACGATGATTTGGTTTGTGAGTGTACCCAGTTGCGAAGCTATTTTGTTTCGATGTTTTCGCAATTTCAACAGGTTGATTTTCGACATAAATGACTTTTCCATCAGTATTCCTCATTTCAGACATTCATCGCTAAGTAGTGTATTACTAAGCCCGTGACAACAGCTAAGCCTGCGACTGATACAACTGCGGCAATAATTGCAAGTTTTGATTTTTTGCTGATACTCTTTGGTTCTTCACCAGTGGCGACAGTATATGCTTTCATGTATCTACCTCCGTAATTACAAGAGGACACCAATCGGGGCGTTTCTTCTCGGCTTCCGCAAAATTTAATTTTTTCCATGTCGTAGGCACCTGCGCAACTCCTGTAGGAAGCTTAACACCCTTGCAGTACATAACACCATCAACATCTAGGTAACAGCACGGACATTTTGCAAAGCATTTTTCAGGTGCAGGCTCAACAGTTAGTGTTGCTATTTGCTTCATGTGTCAAGCCTCCTGTCATTTTCAGTCGTTCATATGCTCCCGGATATTGCCGCTCGTACTCATGGTCTATATTTTCGGGGTATATGACGTATTGCGTGTTTGCTGTTTCAATGATTTTGTGGTCGGCGAGTATCCTGATATTCTGAATTGCCGATGTCCTTATTCTGTCGCCGTCAGAAAATCTCTCCGCGCTGTCATTGAAGATCTCTCCAACAAGTGTATGCTTCACCAATTCTGGCGCAGTGAATCCATCCGAAGTGTTTGATATATGCCAGTTTTTCATAATGGCAGTGTTCATGTATTAAACCTCTCGTCTTTCTCATCTTGTCCTTGTTGTTCTTTTAGACATCGCTCTGCATAAGCTGCCCAGCTTTTAGCTTCCTCATCAAGCATTTTATCTCCAAGTTTTTTTACATATTTTCTGGGAAACCATATGTATTTGCAATCTTCGTATCGAAAGTCACCTCCGTATATGGTGCAATCGTCAAAGTCAGCTGATTCATAACCCGGTGACGATACAGGACAATTTACGCAGTTGCGATATTTGTATCTCCATGCTTTCAATGCTCTGATTGGGTGCGCTATTACCCTGAAAATTCGTCTCATGCTTGATAGTCTGCATTTCATCCTCGCACCTCCGATTTATCTATCCGTTCGAGTGTATAAGCCCAAACCCAATCATTGCGTTCCCATGATTCTTTGCCGTATACGCTAATCCACAAATCCTCAAACCACTCTTTAGGAAAGTTTGTAGGGCAACTATCATCGCAGCACCCGCAATTAGAAAGCCCCACACATCTATAAGGGAATCCTTCTAGGCGAATATCCGAATCACTTATATCCTGCACCCTTTCAACTTTCAACGCAGTCACTCTCAGGAATATCCGCGCCACTTCTTTGGGCATGTGGATACTGGGTCGCCACATACCAACATATTCAATAGGCATTGTCTTTTCACACGCATAATCCGCTTTATACGCATAATGCGGTGGCGCGACACAGACGTTTTGCCATGCCTCTCTTACATAGAGGATGTCACCGACTTGGCAGGGTGGCTTTATCTTATCGCTTATACCGCTTTCACCATTATCAAAAAGCACTTTCCCTATGTCTCTTTTATCTCCTGTTGTGCTTGTGCAAATTCCTAAAGCTCTTGTGCCTATCGGCTGAGGCTTAATCGGTCTACGTGTCATCGTCTTTGTGCCGTCAAGTATCGCACGAACCATTTCCGTGTTGAATAGTATGGGTTTCATTGCTCTTCCGCTCCTTTGATTGTTGAATATACATAATCGGCGACTTGCTCGCAAAAATTGTCTCTGTTTTCGTCCATATGCTCACAAGGCTCGTCAGCGTAATCGATTTCACTGTATCTGTATATGTCGCAATCTGGACGTTTACAACCTTTGCAAATTTCAAGTTCTTTTATCTCGGGTGTCTTGGCTGCAATTGAATAGTAATCTGCTTCATCAACTTCTGCAAAGCGCGAATCGGTACATATGCAAAACCCGAACCCATTTCCGCAATAATCAATAACTTCACATTCGCCGCAATGTTGTTCTAATTTTCCTATTTTCATACTGCATCCTCATTTGCCTTCGGTTCGACCTGGGGCTTCATAAAATCCTGCCATACAGTTCGGACATTTGTAGTCACCTACGGGATGGTGTTCGGGCAGCACTGGCTTTTTAGTGTTTTTGCCTCTCAATACCTCAATTTCAGCTATTAGTTCCGGTAATATATTGCGAACTTCGACAATGAGTTCGAAATTCGGATTAAATGCGTGTCCGAACTGGTCAGGGATGCTGTCGCCGGGATGTTCGCGCAGCTCACTCGAAATAAGAAACGCGCCTTCCCTTTCATGGTATGCGTGAATTTCAGGATGCATGCCATCATAGCTCCATGGTCCCGGAGTCGCAGTCTCGTGTAATCTTTGTAGTTTTTCTAAGTTAATCATTTCAGGTGCCTCATCTTTCTCTCTACTAAATCATTCGTTATTTTTGCGAAGTAACTCTTTAAGCATAATTTTTCAACAACACCTATCCCGCCATTTCTTCCATTAGTTTTGACATTGTCACTATCTTCTTTCCACACAGCTCTGGAAGGTTTGCTCTGACAATTGCCTCTGAAAATGGCGGCGGTACCGCATTCCCACAACGGGCAACTTGTGCCGCTTTACTTATCGGTGAGCCCAATGCACCAGCATCTATCACATAATCAGACGGAAAAACCTGAGCATTAAAAAGCTCTCTAGGTGTGAGCATTCGCAAGCCTATGTCGGTTATTGCATACTGCTGACCGCGTATAGTAACAAGCCCTAAGCGGTCTTTTGATGTGATGGTATGTGTCGGGGCGGTTATATCTTGCGCATCATCACCGCCGTAATATTTAATCAACAACGCTCTAACTTCGCCGAAATGCCCTGCACTTGTGAGTATCGTATTGAGTGGTTCTCTGAGGTCTTGACCGTTGCTGTTATTGCGAAACAATGTGAGTTGCGAAGTGATTAGTGCGTTATGGTCGATTGCAGTTACTGTGTTTAGCGGGTCTGTGACACTGTTTCCTTTTCCATCATAACCGCCACTATAGTATTTACTAAGAAAAGACATCACCACGCCGTAGCGGTTCTCGGTGTCCACGGTCAGTAATGGTTTCTCTATTGACTGACCTCTGGTTTCGTCCTTGCCTTGCTCGTCGTGATACTGAATGAGTGTCGGTGTGACAAGTATATTGCGACCACCTGTTGTTACTGTCGGCAAAGGCTCGTTTGCACCAGTAGGCACGTTATCACTCATGTTTGGTACGATGCATGGAGTAACGCTTGCTTCAATCACACATTGCTCTGCTTTGGAAACGATTGTTCTGACAGGCTCATCGACGGGATACGACCTGTCGCTGGTAAAGCCAGTATGTCCTATTGCAGTCATCGTCGGAACAACAATCCCAAGCCCATTTTTTCCAGTCATTGTGTTAGTAGGCTCACCTATGCTATGACCTCTAAAATCATCACCGCTTCTGTTCACCTGCACAACAAAAGGCTCAGGATTGTCGAGTACAAATTTCTTTATCCCTCGCGCAATGCGCCTAAGTGTTTTTTCTGCAAGAGGTCTTACAGCTCTCACACCATACTGCTGTTGAATTTCCGCAGAGCTTGCGAATATGGAAGGACACGGAAGATTCCAGTCAATTATCTCTGCGGCTGTGCGCCACGGTTTCAGCTTGCCGCTTTTAACGGCTTCGCTGTCCGGGGCACCGTGCGTAGGTCGGGGCCAGACTATAGGCGCATCGTCACACCGAGCAATCAAGAAAAGTCTCTTGCGTATCGTTGGTGCCCCATAGTCGCATGCCCTAAGCTCTTCCCACTCCACTTTGTAACCGTGATGTTTTAGTGCATTCACAAAGCTGTGGAATGTATGCCCTTTCTTTTCTTTGACAGGGTGTCCTGCTTTGTCAAGCGGACCCCAATCCTTGAATTCTTCTACATTTTCCATAGCAATCATTCTCGGCCGGACAGTTGCCGCCCATCGCACAGCTACCCATGCAAGACCCCTAATCTCTTTTTTGCGCGGCTTTCCACCACGCGCCTTGCTGTGGTGCGTGCAGTCAGGCGAGAGCCATACAAGTGCGACTCGTCGCCCTGCGGTCACTTGCCGAGGGTCAACTTCCCATACATCCTCACAATAATGCTTTGTGTATGGGTGGTTGCGCATGTGCATAGTTATTGAATCAGGGTCGTGGTTAATCGCTATATCCACAGGTCGCCCGGTGGCAAGTTCAATGCCTGTAGATGCGCCTCCTCCTCCTGCGAAATTATCAACTATTAACTCATCGAATATTGAGGTTTGTTTTTTCGTCATACCTATCTTTCCTCCATTTTTCAAAAATTGGACAAGGCTCATCTTTATACGTATCCTCTTGTTTTGCCTTGTTCGTGCCAGTAGTCGTTGTTCGGTTGGTTTCCTGTTTGGTGTATTACACCTCTAAGAGGGTCCTCAACTCGCACTTCGATTATTGTTTTTCCTAATTCCTTAAATATCTGGTCACGAATTTCATCGAGGGTTAGGTATTGGCTAAATCCCTCAAATCCAGAAGCATACTTACTTGTATTCCATCTTAGTTTTGCTTCTGAATATCGGTCGCGGGTAAGTCCTGTAACTATTAAAAGGGTTGATGTGGGATCATCACACCATATGGTGAGCTTTCCGTATTCCGCAGGATGGGGATACTCCTGATCTTCTGCGGGTCGTATGTCATTTTCGATTGTTGGGTCGTCACCCCAATCGTCGAGACATTCTTGACGGGTCAGAAAGTAGTTGACCCCTATGTTGTTCCATGAACTCCCGCCCTGACTGGGTATGCTGTTAAATTTGAAGCCGCCTCTCTCGGGGTGTTGCTCTATTGATAGAGGTTTCGGTGACCAATATACTTTTCCGTGATGAGCTGTTCTATCCATTTTCCATAGCACAGTCCCGATTGGGTATTGTTCCCGCTTTTGTTTTTGGTACTCAGCGTATGTTTGCCCTTTTCTTGCCATCTTCACCAGTCTGCCTCCTCTTCTGCCGCGCGCTTTAGTTTGTCATCAATGTCTTTGTTGTAAACACCGTTACAGTTCATAGAGATTTTGCATGGACAGGCATGTTCCCAGCAACTATGCCAATATCCACAACCATACCTAGCGTTTATCTCATCAAAGAGTTCTTGTGTCATGCTTTTTCCATCTCCTTTCTCAAATTGAACTCCCACCTTGCTATAATTTTTCCACAATCGTTGCAACGTATCGGCTCTTCCATCACCAATCACCTCCGCTCATTTGCGCAATATTAGACTGTACAACTACGTTAAACGGCTGCGGGTCGCCATCTGGGCTATGAGATAGACCTTTCATAAGGCAAATTGCATCTTGCGGAACAAACAGATAAGCTTCAGGTTCATACTCGGTTATTTCATGCATCAGCTTACATAGCTCGTCAGTTAACCTCACGAACTTATTTATATGTTTTTGTTTAATCTTATTCATGTTACTACCTCGTATTTGCTTTCAAATTTCATTTTGTATCCCCAGCACGATTAGCATACCTGCTACTATTGGGTCGTTTGGCTCGAAGTCGTTGTTATTCATCATGAGATACCGCGTGCCATGGATAGCAGCCACCACAATAACCGTTCCCACCAACTTCCTTGCCCTCTCCATCAAATATGGGAACGTAGCCACCATCATCAGAATCGTACAACTCTTCGCATTCATGACACTTTTCATATGTATCAGGGAACACACCCAAGTGCTCCTGAAGATAGTATATGATGCTGAATGCAGTGCCGGCATCAAGCCTTGGATGATGCGCTAAAATCAGGCAATGTTCACCTTTATCGCCTTGCAGCATTTTGTAAAACGATTCCACTGCCTCTAAAGCTACTTTTCCATTCTCAAGCTGGCTTTCACATAAATGCTTATTTTTGCACTTGCTACAGCCGTTATGCACATATCTTTCCTTAAATTCAATCTTAGCCATTTGCGCTACCCTTTCCCTTCGTGGTTTTCCATTTCCTTTCTCAAATCGTCTTTGATATAGTAGTTTCGTCTGTGTTTTTTGCAAAGCTCGACACATTTATGACCGAACTCGCCCCAGTTTATATCTGACGGGTGGTAGTTCATTTTGCCTATGCGGTAGAGGTCGATGAAATCATAACATTTTATAGAATTATATATTCCTGTCTCATCTATAACAGGCTCGCAAGACACCCATGTTTTTATTCTGCAATACTTAGCCAAAGCTAAGGTTGTCATTCTGTCATAATTGTCAGAAGCGTATGGCTCGCAATCGTCTTGATACCCAACGTCATCTAAACCGCCTGTATATGTCACCCCAAACCAATCGTTGCTGTCAAGCAAATCATGGTCACGCGCCGCAATTTCGCTACCCTTTGTAAGTATCTGCACATGATTTCCGCTGCCTTTTATGAGCTTGATTATCTCTCGTGTTACGGTGGTGTCGTATCCAACGGGGTATGGGTCGCACACGAACGAAAGGTGAATGAGCTTGCCTGTTATGCCCTCACGCTCTATTTGTTTTGCTGTAGCCTCAATTATGCTTTTTCGCGGCTCTACGTGGCTGTGAAACTCTTCACGGCTCTTGCGGAGTACAGAGGGTGCAAAACAGTATGTGCATGAATGTGGGCAACCAGTGTAGATGTTCAATGCAAGTGCATCCGGTGAATATTCCAAGGCTTTGCCTTTTGGTTTATATATTGGTTTCATTGTGAACCCTCCAATAATTTAGGACTGTTCGATGTCCTTAAAATAGTTTTGATAATTGTTGGGGCTGTTGTTTTGCTCTCATCGACTCGCCTCCGGGTGCAGCCTTACAGGGAGTATCATTGATGTTAGCTGGTTGTCCTTCATAACAATTGGAGTCGTTGCTGTGTTGTACGTTATTGTCACTATTTCAGACTTGTGCGCTTTTAGCGAATCACGCAAATAGCGGATATTAAAACCGATGCGAAGGCTTTCATCTATGTCACCATCAACTTCTACTTCTTCCTTGAATTGTGCAGTAGCGGATTCTAAGGAAACAACCATTTTGCCGCCGGAAAAACTTATTGTAACCGGCGATTTTGTGAGGTCGTCCATGCAGATCTGCGCACGCTCAACGCAGTCGAGCATTGTTTTTCTGTCAACAGATACGATATTGCCTTCACAAGGCACGGCATTTTGATAATTAAAGAACTCACCTTGTAACAAAATAGTGTATATGGCGTAATCCTCAGTTTTAAATACCATATTTTTGTCGGTATAGTTAATCTCTATTTCTCCCTCAATGCCCAACTTTAACAGCTTTTCGAGTGTTTCTTTTGGCACAACAAAAGAGAACTCATCATCAAAATCAACCTTGCTCCACGCAAGACGGAATCCATCAAGTGCTACAACATTGAGTTCGCCGCCAGTGGCCTCAAGCAGAACCCCTGTAGCTGTCGGTCTTGTTTCATTCGTTGCCACTGCATACATGACCGATGACACGAGGTCTTGAAGAGTGCTGATGCTGATTTTGCTCCCGTTGCTTTCGCCTGTCGGCTCGGCCGGTATAGAGAAGTTTTTAGCATCATCACTTCTGAATGTACTTTCTATCCCATCGGCAAATATCTCCACTGCTTCACCCTTGGTTGTGATTTCAATGGTGGTTTCAGGCAGTGCGGCGATAAAGTCCATTGCTTTTGGCATCAGGATTATCGGGTTCTTTAGTTCTGCTGATATTTTTGCTGTTATCCCTATTTTGAGATTATGAGCTGTGATTTGGTCGCCTGCCACCAGTACGCCTTGCTGTGCGGGGGGCAGATTCTTTTGTCCGGTGGCACTTCTGACCTTTTTTAGTTTCTCTGCAAATTCCCCTTTTTTGATTAACATGCTTTAAGTCCTCCTATTTTGTTGTGTATTCGCCGTCCTTGAATATCTCGATATAGTGAATGTTCGGCGAATTTTGCTTTCCTTCTTGCTTCTCCTTACCGAAACGTACCATGTATCCTGCTTTCAGTAGCAGTTGCCCAAGGGCAAGTCTGTCTTGCTCGTTCAAGGTTCCAAGCTTCTGACTGAATATCTTGTAGCTCATCACGCGCTCCTCTCTATTGGTCTCAGCTTCTGTATGAATTCATTTGCAAAACTTCTGATTTCGCCTTTTGCAGATTGGTCACCAAAGCCGTATAACTGTAATATTTTTAGTGTTCGCATATCCACCTCTAAGGTAAAGTATGGTTTTTCTTTATTCTCGAGTTTTCTGACAAAAAACACCATCTGTTCACCTTTGATATGATTTTCGAAATAACGGTCCATACCTACACAATGGTTGAGGGCTTGTCCTTCTGCGATAAACTCGCTCCGACTGGACGGGAATACGATACAGTGTTTCTCGTTACTGTGTTCCTTCAAGCCTGAGTATATCTTTTCTGTTGCTATTTTTAGTTTTTCATCATCTAAATGAAGCTTGACCTTGTTATAGCTTTCAACGAGCCTATCATGTGCCACTTTGATGTTTTCAGGAAACAGTACAGATTTTCGCGACATGTCCACATTCATAGTGCTACACAATTCGAGGTAGTCGGCATACCATTTGATAGTTCGCCCTGCATTTCTTGCCATTCCTGTGACGGTTGCCTGTTTCGTAAAGTAATTTATGAATCGTTCAAAGCTCATAAGGGATACTATGCTTAAAGTCTCTCCATTTGCGACTAGGTCAAGGGCGCGGAGTTTTTCAAAATATGCAGGGCTTACCCAAGTCTTAGAACTTTGTATTATTCGGTGTTCTTCCCACGAAATATTGTATTTTCGGTACAGACTCTTGTACTCGCCGCGAACACCAAGTACCTCAGAGAAATTACGCCCTTTGTTTACAGACTCAGCGCTTGTGGATGCTAACTGTATGAGACCTAGCTTAATGAGGTATTCAGCGACCGGGTACTTATCAATATTGCTCAGCAGACAAGGTAGCGAGACTTTGCCAGCACTTCGTAGCACCTCAGCAAGATTTATGTTCTTGTAGACTTTCGTGTATGTTTCGGCAAGATTTTCTGTGTAAACGTGAGTGCTATCCGCGCATAAAACATCGTTTTGCTTTCGGTACCAGTAAGGTCCCCAAGCATAACCCATGTTCATCCACCTGTATGCATATGTAACCTTACCTCTTTTTGATGGTGCCTCTATCGTGCGGTAGTAATCTTTGAACGTGTAAAAGCTTTTCGGGGTCGGTGCTAAGTGTCTTTCTACGTTCACCCATTGCATGATAAGAGCGCCATTTGCACGGCTTACTATAAGAATTTTTGCTTTTTCGGGTTTCGTGCATCCCGTCCAGTCACCCCTGTAGATTGCGCTTTTTCCACACTTCGGGCAATTACTCAGGGTTCCTGACCTTGTATCTCCACTGAGTTTGAATCTCTTTCTGCAAAACGCACATACAGCACTCCGTTTTCCATTTTTCTTTTTGCTCATGAAAATATATGTTTTGTCGAACACATGCTCATCGCAGTAATCAGCAAGGTTTGCAGGATACTCAGGGATCATTGCAAAGTGACCTTCCTGCATTGCGTACTTACTCGTTGTTCGTTTATCGCGACGCTCGCTCCCAATTTCCCACAAGTGTCCACTAACTATGCTGCGGAGAGGTTCTTCACTTTTCTTTCCGAAAAACTTACGAGCTTTTTTATCATCTTGCTCGCTTGATGATGCATGGGGTTTGAGAATGTCATAACCTGTTTTTAAGTACCACTTCTCAGCAGGCCATTCATCGCACATAAGTGCATTCTTCCCGTCTGTGAATACTCTTTTATCGAGCTTCTTTGATTTGGCATCGTAGAAGTCGGCTACAAGAAGCTTTCCTGATCTCGGGAGTTCAACAACCTGTGCAGTAGCGACATAATAAGACTTATTGCATTTAGGGCAATCCAACAGAGGCACTGTCAGCATTTCTTTCTTTACGAGCATTGCCTTCCTCCTGTTAAAATAGTGTCAATTGCATAACTTCGGCTTTTGGCTCTTGCGGTGGTTCTGTTTTTGGTTTCTCTGCCCTTTGCTTCGGTTTTGCAGGTACTGGCGCTTTCACTTTTGGAACGCGAGTCAATTCTTCCGTTGTCGGCTCATCACCTGTTATTTCGACTTGCATAGTCATATGCACCTCAGAGTTCGGAAAGTAATACTTGACCGCAGCTCTGTACACATCAATGTCAGAGACGGAGTTGCCGACACCCTCCATAATCTCCGCACAACAATCAGAGAGTGTCCTCGGCGTTAAGAGTACAGCTTTTGCAAATCGTTCATCCTGCTCGCTAAAGTTTGTCAGTGTCGCCGCAACAAATTTTGATACAACTTTTTCTTTTTGACCACCTTTGAACTTTTTTAGTTCATCAGAAATCTTCTCGGCGGCGGTTGCATATTGCTTAGGTTCGTTTGCTTCCTGTGGCTTTGCCAGTTCTGGTGATGTTTCATTCTTTTCTTCTGCCGTTGCTTCAATCGCCATTCTTGAAGCGGCCGCTCTCCATGCGTTGTCCGCGGGGTCTTTGTTAAAAATACTCATATCGTTCCTCCAAAGTTTAGAATAATTTCAATTGGGGTTCTTCACCAAGATCTGCTGTCTCGGTCGCTTCTGTTGCCTCTATCACTGATTCTTCTGCTTCATGTGTCTCAACAGGGTAAAGTTCTTCCTGCTCGTTGACGGGAGTAAGCGGTGCTACAGCACTTGTTTCAGAAATCATCATCACACCCTCGGTCGGTTCTGCTAAGAAGAAATCCGCTCTGGAAAATACTGTTTCATATGCCTTTTCCCCTTGAAAGCTGTCAACGACCTCTTTTTCATCGTCCGCCATTTCCTTATACTTCGTTTTTCCGTAGTTTGGCGGTAGCCAATTCTTATTTCGCGCTGCGTAGATATTAAACTTTTCCACGAGTTCCATGTCTTTATACTTGATGTGGGTCGTGCCTTTTTTGAAGAGGTCAACATAGAAGTATTTGAGTTCTATGTTCTTGGTCTGACCGTTGTCGCTCGCTATGCGCAGGACATTGCGAATACTTCTTTCATCTGATGCGCTCCCGCTGAGATAGTCAAATATTTTTTCAATATCGGATAGAACCGCATGTGCCTCGCTGACTTCAAACGCTTCTGATTTCCATTTCCAGCTTGAGAATATTCCCCATGTTGGAATTATTGACTTCTTGCCTATCTTGTGCGCTTTATTCGTTTTCCATCCGTTGTAGTAGTGAATAGTCTGCTTACACTCTGGGTAGTGGGAGTGCTCGGCTGTCAACTTGTCGAAGCAGCTAATTATAGCTTCTTTCACGCCGTCAACTACTTGCGCATTCATTTCGTGCATGACAGTCTTGATGTTAAAAAGCGTGAAGTCATAATCTGCCATTTTGTTTACTTTGCGCACGTAGTCGTCGCGCAACTTCGATGTCAACCTGTCCATAAACTTACTGTTGCTAAAGAGGGCTCTCCAGTATTTGAGCCTTACCTCCTTCATGTATTTGTCAATATCTATGACTTGGTTATAGTTCACTTCCCTCCCTACTGTGAGCGTGAGAATGGCGTTTTTGTATGAAGCTTCCGGGTCAAGCGAGTCCAAAATGTACGGCGAAAGTGCTTTATACTGGCGTATGAGTTCCTTCGATGCGGCTACCTCGACCTTGAATCGAGTCACTGCCTGTTCTATATAATCTCCGGCTACAAGGTCGGTAACGTCAAAATCTTCTTGCTTCTCATCTTGTGCCGCTTTCTCCATGCGTTCCCATATATCGCTGTGATACTCTGTACGATATGGGATATTCACACGTATGATTGCTACGTTGACATCAGCCTTACGCTCGGCATCGGAGAATGCGTTATCGACAAATATCACCTCTGCTTCATGTTTTTCAAGTTCCCTCTGTAAGACCTGCCGTGACTTTGTGTATGGGTTGCGAAGTGTTTCTGCGTTGAGTAGGCAGATAATTGCACCACCGTCTTTTTGTATTTCCAGAGCCTTCAGCAAGTGCATGTCTCCATCTGCAAAGGGAGGGTTCATGAGTATTAACTGATAGTCTTTGTGGCAATTGTATGTAATGAAATTGTCGTGAATTATGTTGACTTTGCCGCGTTCAATATCGCGAATATTTTTTTCAATCTCTCGCAGATGGGCGAGGTGGTTTCCACCGTCTTTTCCTGCACTCACAGCACTTACTCTGCATTCTTCAACTTTTTTGTGCAATTCATAAAGTGGTTTCGTCCATTCAGATATGTGATTTTCTTTTATGATTGCCCGGAGAAATGGGTCAATTTCTATGCAATCTATGAATATTTCTCTGTCCCATGAGCGACCGCTATAGTTATCGGCAAAATGCTTGATCGCTGATAATACAAGGTCGCCCTTTCCTGCTGATGGCTCGAGTACGTTTACAACACAGGTCCAATCAACATCGTTAAGCATTTTTGTTGCGAGATAGTCTGGGGTAGGATAGAACTGGTCGTTACCTTCGGTTTTTGTGAGGTCTGTAATTTTTGTGTTCATCGTTTTTCTCCTTTTTTAGTCTCTATTACCCCATTCGTATCCGCGCCACTGAAACTATCTTTCAGAGTGAAAGTTGTGCGGGAGTCCATCGGTAATCCCGAGTTGCATCATGTGCGATGTTGATGATGTATAGACCCCCCATCTGGTTTATTCGTCCGGCGATTGCTCCATCAATTTTGCTGAGTTCATCAATAGTGTGTTCCGATGATATGAGTGTTACCAGCTTTGCATTGTACCGTGCATTGAGTATTTCGAAAGCGAGTCTTACGTCCGCATCAGACGGCTCTGAGCCTTTCTTGCACTTAAAAAGGTCGTCTATGTATAAGACACTCACAGACTGAAGTCGCCTGACTTCTTTTTCATGTGTTTCCCCTTCGTTGACGGTAGCGCGAAGCTTTTTGATGTCGCTGCTCCAAAGCATGTAATATGTCTCTTTGCCACCGTTAAGTAGGCTTACGGCTATTGCTGTGCATATGTGGGTTTTCCCGCTGCCGGTCTGCCCTAAGACTCCGAACCATTTGCCTGTCGAATCTTTTGCAAAAGCGATAGCCTTTTGTTTGATGTTATCTTGCCATGGTGCTTTTACCAGATAGCGGTCGAAAGTGTACTCGTCCATGATAGGCTTCAATCCGCTTTTTTCGATATTCCTCAACGACCGTCTTATGTTCAAGCACTTGCAGTCCCTCGCTGTTGCTACACCGTTGACAAGCTCTGTCTTGTATCCTCGGTTAAGGCAGTCCGAACATTCGTAACCTTCAAGGTTTCCTTTGCGCGAGTTCGCCCACTCAATGCGCCGAGATTCATAATCATCGCTCGATAACGGTTCTATTTTCGGTAAATTTTTCAGTATCTCTGAAATGTTCTCCATCTTTCTATACCCAGTTTCCACGCCTTGCGGATGCGTTATTTTGCTGATTGGTTTCGGCAACAGTTGGCTCATCTTCCCAACGCCGCTGATTAAGCCAAGTTGCTGGATGCGGTATAAATTGGCCGCGATCTTTGGTCCACTGCTCACTCTTGCGTTGGTCATCTAGCGCGAGCATAATTTCCTTTAACAACCCTTCGTCAGGCTTAATTCTTTTCCACACGGCATATGCTTTTGCTTTCGCTACCTTCCGAGGGTAGATTTTCCAAAATTCATCAAAGCTAACATCAATAATCTTATTTCTATTTTTATTTTCATTATCATTTTCATCTTCCGTAATGGTTTTGTTTGGGTTATGGTCTGGGTTATGCTTGGGTTTTGTTTGGGTTACGTTTGGGTTATGGTCTGGGTTTTGATATTGAGTTGTCGGTCTTCCCCCTTTCCTCCCATTTTCGGTTTGTTTGCTAATAAAATAGTTCCTTTTTTCAGCCTCAACTTCGAGGCGCTTGTTGTAGTAAAGACCATTCTCATCAATATCAAATTTGCACATGACGTCATCAGATACTTCGCCCACTGCCAGTTTAATTGCTTTTTTTGTTAATCTGCCTTTTTGATGCTGTAGGCAAAGCAGTTTGATGTACTGTCCTACTTCTTCGTTCGTGAGATCAACGACACCTGTAAGAAAATCACTGCTGTAAAAGAGAAAAGCGGGGTCTTTCTTCATACCATAAGCCTCCTTTATGCGTTTTGTGGTGGCATAGCCGCCTTAGAACGGCAGGTCACCGTCGTCCATGTCCAGTTCTGTGAAATCTGAACTTTCGACCGGGGTATTGTAACCTGAGCCGAAGTCCTCTTTCGGGTCGGCAGTACCTCCCAGTGCCGCTTCTCTGCTTTTCTTGCTCTCCGTGAAATAGACGTTTTCGGCGACAACTTCCGCACTGCGGCGTTTGTTGTTTTCTTTGTCAGTCCAGTCACGTATTTGCAAGCGTCCGGTAACAGCTGCCATTTGCCCTTTTGTAAAATACTTTGAGACAAATTCCGCTGTGTTTCGCCATGCGACTACATCTATAAAATCTGTTTGCCTCTCTCCTCCGTCTTTAGGGGAATATCCTCTATCGACAGCCAGCGAAAACGAAGCGACAGACACGCCGTTTGGCGTTTGGCGCAGCTCCGGGTCTCTTGTTAGCCTTCCCATAATTACGATTTGGTTCATTGTCCTACACCCCACTATTCACTGGTCTTTTTTCTGTGCCTGAGAAAGCCATTTCGAGCAAAACTTTAAAGGTATGCTCATCAACACCTTCTTCCCACGCATCTCTTATAAGGCAAAGTTTTGTTTCAGTTGCGATGAGTTCCGTATAGCGTGACAGGTTCACAACGATGTTGGTTTCTGCATTGTTTGTGTTATTCATAAAAAGTTCCTTTCTTGCGTAGGTTGTCAGCTTTTTAGGCAGCCTCTACACGACTTCCGCTTTCTGTCTTGATGATATCTATGCTTTGTGGGAAACGTGCTTTGAATGCCGGGTCGTGCGTTATCGCCATAACTTTGAGGCTGCTGTATCTGCGTTGTATAGCCTCCAGTGCGTCGCAGTATGCTCCGACACCGTCAGCATCTAGGAAAGGCGGTTCGTCTATAAAGAGCATACCTAATTGCACCCCCGCTTGACTGCTCTTGGCTTCGGCAAGCGAAAGTATGACCGAGAGTGATGCCTTAACTCTCTCACCGCCCGATTTGGATAGATACGGCAACGTATCTTTTCCGTATTCCTCGATTACGATGTCTAGCGTAGGTATCTCTTTTTTTGAGTTTGACTTGAGTACTCTGTCGGTAACAAAATCAACACCCATTTTTCCTCCTGTCATGGTGCCGAGAATGCTGTTGGCTGTGGCGGATAGTGTTGGCAATACGGCGCGGATAATATTGTGCGGTATGCCATCTTGACCGAATGCGCATTTTAAAGTTTCGTAGATAGAGGCTTTGTTGGCGTATTTCTTGATTTCTGCCTGCTCTGTGGTTATCTCGGTTTTCTTTTTTTCAATATCATCAAGGCGCTGCGTGTATCTGCCGATGTCCATTCGGATGGAGGAAATTTTTGAGTCATTTTGGAGTATTGCTGATTCAACCTCACTCAGTCTCACGTCTACGTCAGATGCCGAAAATAAGGCCTGTTCTTCGCATAGTTTCTGCTCTTTTGCGGCAATATCTGCTTTAGCTCTATCTACTTCTTGCTGCAGTTCAGCGATGCGAACTTTAGCGGTAGCCATACGCTCTTTGATAATCGGGAGTTGTTTTTCACGCTCTACCCATTCGGCAGATTTGGCAATCCTTGCTGAAATATCTTCGTATTTGACATCAAGCTCTGCCTTTGCCGCTATCAACTCACGTTCTCTCTCGGCTGATTCTGTGAGTTTTGTGAGCCTTTCTTGCAACGAAGATGTTGAGATAGCCAGGGTGGCTCGTTTCTCGTTCAGGAGTGTTATTTGCGCTCTGACGGCTGTCAGTTGTTCATAGTCTTTTGTTTGTTGCTCCAAGTTTGAAGCGGTTTGAAGCAGTAGTATGCGCTTTTCAGGGTCATACTGAATAGCTTCCAATTGCGCTCTGAGATTTTCAAGGCTGTGTTTTTGTTGGTCTAGCCGTGCCATCTCACTTTCTTTCCACTCAGTACATTTTTTCCGATATGGTTCGAGTTCTGCGGCGGCGGTTTGGGCATCTTTTAAGAAGGTGCAGTTTGCTGTGTCTGGGTTTGGGCAACCACTTGACGTGAGCATAGTTGTTTTTGCTTCGAGCGAAACAATGCGTTCTTTTCGGCTTTTCGCTTCTTGCTCGAAGTTAGACTGCTCGATAGTGTACTTGCTCTGAATTGTATTTATTTCGTCAGATAATGGTAAGTATTTCTGCAACTTTTCCTCTTGCTCTGCTAAGAGTTCGAGGATTTTCTTGTGTTCGTCAGCCGCATTGCGCAGTTCATCTTCTGCATGCACCTTTTCTTCGAGAGCCATTATACGACTCTCTGCTGATTCGATTTCTGTGGTATTAGAATTGATGTTGCGACGAATTTGTTCTGCCTCAGCCTGCACTCCATTACAGCCGGCAATCTGCGAAGTTGTTGCGGCAAGCTCTTGTAATAGCTCTTTTTCTCTTTCAAGTAGTTTAGGGTACTCCGCAGCCTTCTCGTTGATAGTCTCTTCAAGCGTTAAACTGTTCTCAGATTCGTTTATTATGACGTTTTGTGATGTAATGCTGTGGAGCAGTTCAGCAGATGACTCTTTCATCGAGGCGATGTCTGTGCGAATATTGTTTATGCGCTCCTGTACTTCCTTGCGCTTTTCAGCTTCTGATTTGAGTTCATCGCGCGTTTTTTCAAAGTTGGCTTTTTCGGATAAAAGCAACTCGGCATCTTGTTTTGCAACAGCGAGATTGCCCACGAGTTCTCTTTCATCGGTTATCTCTCGGGAGAGCGTTTCAACTATAGTTTTGCGCTTTGAGATTTCACTGCGATTTTCTCTCAACTTATTCAGTGCTAGTTGCTCCATATCGTCATAGATACCTAGTCCGAGGATGTTTCCAAGTACTGACATACGGTCCTCTTTGTCGGCTTGCATAAATAGACCGTATTGATCTTGCATTATTAGAGCGCAGCTTCGGAATGTCATACTATCCATGCCAAGCACGCCTTCGATGGTGTTCTGCGTGTCTTTCAACTTCTCGTGAGATCGGTCTACCCATTCATCGCTGACAAGCTCTGAGAGGTTAAGTGTCGCTTTGCCGGACTTAGCACGGGTGCGAGTTACGCGGAAGGTTTGCTCGCCGATTGCAAAGGAAAACGATATTGAGCCGCTTCGTGCCTTTTCGTCGGCACGTATCCAGCCTGTCAAATCACCCTCACGGGGCTCCTCATAGAGGCAGTCAAGAATTGCATCCATAAAAAGAGAACTCTTGCCTGACCCATTTTTGCCGTTGATAGTGCAGAAATTGATGTTGCGAAAGTCAAAAACTTCTTCCGCATAATTGCGGTAATTCTTCACTTCAATCTCAAGCGGAGAGAAAATGCCTGTTAGTCTTGACGTGATGGCGCCGGCAAGTGCTTCCGAGATTATCGGCCGTGCTGACTCGACAACGGCGCCTATCCGCTCGTCAGATTCTCCTCTCTCATTGAGATAGGTAATGAGGTTTGTTTCGGGATTTATGAGATCTGACATTTCTGTTTTTGTGGTGCCTATATTTATCTGCTCCGGCGAAATCTCACTTACCCAAAATGCACCATGCTCATACAAGCATTTTTCCATAAGACTACGGTTAAACGCCTTGTTGACCTCATCGGTACAGCTATATATGACACGGACAATTTTTCCAACAAAAGAACGAGTGGGTATATCTCCAAATATATCAGTACCGCCGATAAGTATCGTATCTTCTCCGGCGACCGTGTTGAAAGCGTTGACCGCTCCGTTATCCAAACGCAAAGTCAAAAATTCGCGATAAGGGGTCTTAATAAAATTGCTCTCCACATTACCATTCCCAAGTTCATGCATCCAAAAGCCGCGTTCTTGCTCCTCGTCATTAAAGTTCATTGCATTGACCGCTCCGGAATAAAATGCATTTTTACAACTTGTAAGTTTCTGCGGTCTATGTATATGCCCGAAACACACGAGGTCAAACCCTGCTGCATCGAGTACATCAGGGGCAATGACAGGTTCAAACTGTGAGAAGAACTGAGTCTGTCCGCTTTCGACATTACAGCCTGGTATAGTGTAGTGAGAGACAAGGATGTGTGGCTGGTTCGGGAATTGCTCAGCGCAAGATGCTTTTAGTCCGAGTACGGTTTTTCCGAGTTCTTCGGTAAAGACATAGTTCTCATCTTCTTTTGATAACCCGGGGAACTTCGCCCTGTAACCGCCACGGTCAAATCCGGGAAGAATGGCGAACACCATACCAGCTACGAAAATTGTTTCCGGCTGTGTAGTGACGAATACCTTGTGGTTACTCTCGAACGCTGAGTTAAGCATGGCGAACTGTTCGTTGCCATCGTGGTTTGGTGTGCCACGCATTACAATTACCGGGCAGATTTGCGATAGAGCAGAAATCAACCCTATTGCATCCTTGACTTCGCTAAGACCTCTATCAGCCCATACGCGAGCTTGATGGAAGATATCGCCGGCTACTATGGCAATGTCTGGCTTTTCATTGTTAGCCGTATCGGTCAAAAACTTAATGCACTTAATAGTGTCGTGTGCGCGGAGGTTTTTTCCATCAATTTCAGGCCCGGGAAAGTTCCCAATATGCCAGTCAGACGAATGTAAGATTTTCATGATTTGACCCCCTTCTGGCAATTTATGCACAGTGGCACATCAAAATTTCTTTTGGAGTATCCTGCCACACTTTCGCTAATTTCTGCACCGCAGTCCATACACATATGCTGCGCCGCAGTGCCTTCTTTTGGTGTCGGAGCCGGTGTTTCGGGCGGTGTTTCTTCTTTGTCGATGATTGATTCTGTCTGTGGTTGTGGCGCTACCGGTTCGCCAGAGGCAAATGCCGGGTTATCGAAGTCGCTGATACTGAAAATATCAACATCTTCGGGTTCATCGTCATGCTGAGTGCTTCCTGCAATATGTGTTATGCCGAACATGTTCGATATTGAGTTTAATCCCTGAGCAAGCATTGCTTGTCTGACTTCGGGGTTATTATAGTCGGGGCTGAATGTCATTCTGAGTACCGCAAATGGTTTCAAGAGTTCTGCTTTAGTGTACTGGCCTTTCATGCCGAGTAATGCGCGGATAACTCTGTTGATTGCTCCGGTCATTGCTTTCTCAGCGGCTGTTTTGCGTAGCAGAGTCATATTGACCATGACACTGCGGTCAATATATTTTTGTCTGTCCTCGTCCGCAATTTTATAAGCTTTGCATTCCTTGCCCCATTTATTCTCAGCATCAACCCACTCGCCTTTGAACATTTTTGCCGCAGCTTTTGCAGCTTTGTCGTCCGTAATGCCTTCAATGCTCTTATCCATGAACTCTAAGCGAAAGCCATCTTCCTCATCATCGAGGTCTATGGTTTTCTCGTCACTATGAGTCTTGAATGTGCCATCAGGAAGCCTTACAGCACCACGAGCTTTAGCTTTATAGATATTTTTTGATACACGAGTGCCATAAGTATGCGCAGGGTCAAAGTCTATACCTGCGGCTGTGGAGAGTTTCATAAGCAAAGGTTTAGCAGGGGAGAATGTATCTACCCAGCTATCGCCTTTCTTTACGCTTCCCACTTTGAAAATGTCACCTGAATTTTCCGATACATCTGCTTGCACCTGCATAGCCGTGAGTTTGTAGTACGGGTTGATTTGCGATTCCGTAGACATTGGGAGTAGCAGATTACACCCTTCATACTGTGACTGCATCTGCATGAGTGCTGTGTTCTGTGAATTATTTTGTGAATTTGCCATTATTTTGTAAACCTCCTATTGCTTTTTGTTTCTATCGGTGTTACAATATGGCTGTACTGATAGGGCGTTCGGCATTTGCCGTTCGCTCTTTCGCCATATTGTGTACTGATACATAATTACTTGACTCTTTTCGGTCATGCTGTCTTGCCGTGCCTTGCCATAATAAAAAATGATTCGTTCAACGCTTCTTTTATGACTGATTCCTGTTCGTCTGTGACTTTACCCACTTGCAAAATGCGCATGAGTACGCATAGGTCTATTTGCGATGCAACCTTATCACTGCGCAACGGTTCTGTTGTTTTCGCTTTCATTGAGTAACCCTCCTTTTATCCCCTGTTGTGTCTTAAATTTGTTAATGAAATAGATTTGCCCTTTACCTGTTACCTTCGGGGTCTTGCTTATGCTCGTATACCCCGCAGTGTGTGATATACTTGTTTCCTTGATATTGAACAACCCAAGTTCCATGCTGCGTTGTGTCGGCATATTGTAGTCTGCTCCTCTTCGTTTTATGAGGTATCCGCTTTTGCGTAGCCATTCATATAGCCTGTTTTGCCCGGTATCAATGCCGTTTTGTTTGAGCAACTTTGCAAGTTCGCTGATGAGGATTGTGTCCTTTGAAGCTGAAACCGAGTGAGCAAATATAACCAGGGGCTTGTCTTTGTCTATTTGCTGCTGTAGTGCGCTGCTCTTGTCCTGCTCGTCTTTAAGTGCTGTGAGTAGCTTAATGCCGAAGTCGGGGCTTGCAATCATCTTATTGAGCGTGTCGGGGGTCATGTACGTTCCATACTTACGGATTGATGGAAGAACATCTTCAAACACCCATCGCTCAAATCTTTCTGCGCACGGAAGTTTACTTGTGACTATTAAGCGGTAAACATCGCTTTCCGGAAGAACGCTTACTTCTTGTTTGCCACCGGTTGTAAGGATGTCACGTTTCGTTACTCCCTTGCAATGGTCTAAAACGGCTTTTCTGGGATTGGAATATCCGAGAGCTTTCGCAACGTCACCTGCAACAAAATATGGCTTCCCATCTATGTCAACAGTCCTAACCTCGCCAAACTCGGCGTTTTTAAATATCTGTAGTTCATTCATTCGGTCAACCCTCCTACATGTGCAAGTGCGGCAAGCGTGGCGACAATCGTTTTTGCGGTAGTATTTGGCGACATGATTGTCTGTATAGTACACAAGGCTCTTTCCCCTCAAAGCAACGTATGGGGGTGCGCATTGAACACTTACCCAAGCCACAGTACGATGCGCAGTCTTTGAGATATTCTTTCCGCTTGGCTCGTCTAAATATATTAAGCATATTCCGGCATCCTCTCCGGGAAGTATTCCGACAAAACGGCTCGCGCTCGGGCAAGTATACTTTTCTCCGGCTTGCTGCGGATAGATTCACCGACGTACTTGCGCTTAATTACTGCAAGTTCTTCTTCTGTAAACAACTTCATGATGTCGTGCAACGCTAAGTCGTAGCAATCATCAACGGGTATCTCCGGAAAAGTGTTGTCAGAAAACCGCTCATCAAGATACACCACATTGATACGTTCGTTACGGGGAACACTTTTCATTCCGTGTGGCATATGGCGACGGCGTATGTCGAGCAGTTCATATTGAAGTTCGTGCCTTAAAAATGATGGCAACGAAGGGGAACGCTCTTCGTCAAACTTTCCGAGTGCCCGCCACATACGGATAGTCAACTCTTGCCGCACATCTTCTATATCAAGCTGCAATGCAATTATTAACGGGAGATTCCTTGCTATACATCCTTCGAGTATGTTTTCGTATTCCTCTATGGCGCTTTCAATGTTCTCCATGAGTCGTTCTCCTTTCTGCTAAAAGGGGATTGATTATTTCTATATCGCTGTGGTCGCACAGCCTCCCTTCCAGCCAAGCGATAAAGCGTTCTGTCGGGAAAGTGTAGTTTGTTCTTCGTCTGCCTTGATGCACGACGGCAAATGGATATTTCCCGGCTTTAGCCATATTCCGTACATGCTGAGCGTCCTTTTTAAGCATACGCCCGATAATTTCGGCAGTTATGACGTTCGGGTGTTCCCTGCGTAAATCCGCTATAGTGGGAGCTGGTTGTGTGGCATTCAAGATAACTCCTCCTCTAAATAATGATTATGCTGTATCGATGATTGTCGGTTGCTTGTCGCAAAAGCGTAAGGTGAGTACTGCCCCGGCAAGGTCAAACAACCTACTCATGAGAGTCTCAAACTCCGCTTGCTGGTCATGGCTCAATGCATTTGAATACGTAATTTCCACAAGCCTTGGTGTCAGAGTTCTGCTTGTTTCAAGTTCTTTCAAAAGCCAGAGCGTTGCCTGAGAGAGCGTGAAATCTATCATTGGCTTCGGTAGGCATTTACCCGCTATGTCATCGGACAGCAGGTGCTGAATCAGTAGCCATTCCGAGCCGTATGCCAAAGCCATCTTTTCGACGGTCTTGTTTTTCGGCACTCGCACCCCCGTTTCGTAAGCGCGGAGGCTTTCAACCGATATGTCCAGTAGTTCTGCTACCGCTTCCTGCGTTAAATCGGTAGCTTCTCTTGCCTTTTGGTAGATATTTATGTATTCGCACTGCATAGACCCCGGACTCCCTTCCGTGTTATACTTGCTACATGGTTATCCCTAACACTCTGTTGATTTCTTCTACTTCACCCTCTCGGGCAGTAAGACTTCTGCCATTAAGCATATGATTCAAGGTTTGCTTTTTGATGGAAAAGCCTTTGCTGTTAAGATGTTCTAAAAGAGTTTTTTGACTGTAGGGCGGGTTGCGCTCCAGTTCCCTTTCGAGCAAACGCTTTTTCACCTCAACGCCCCATGGTGTCCGTCCCGATTTGTAGATATTTGGGTCAATTCCCATAGAAATATCGCCCCCTTTCCTTCGATAATGTTGACAGGTGCAAGGCTGAGTTGTATAATGGTGTGGCTTATACCATCATGTAAACGTACTCGTCAACATCGGACGCTTGGCCGTAGTATTTTGCAAAGAGTTCGCCGTTTACGAAGATATCAAACGCTTTAGCGAATAGCGTGCCCGTCGGTACTATTCTCACTTTTGAGCCCTTTACCGCTCCGCTTTTTGTGAGGATATCGCGCACATTCTCTTGGTCTTGCCTTGTCACTTGAAGCTTGTTTATCATGATGGTTTCTCCTTTTACCCTGCGTTTGTACTTGTCTTAATACTTAGCGTATGTTTATTATAATCCCTAATTTGAGGGAAGTCAATAACCAATCTCCCTAATTTGAGGAAATTTACCTATTGCACAAAAATAACACCCTGTTTTTGTACAAGGTGCATGATAAAAGAAAGCGGGTTCGATATGGGTAATTCAATAGAAGAGCGAATTAAAGAGTTTGAAGAAAGCTTTAAGAAGATAGTAGAGGAAAGACAGCAGGCTGTAGAGGAGTCTGTGGCGGTATTCAAGACTCTCTATGAGGGTGTACTGCCGATCATTAAGGTCATAAAAAGGAACAAAATTATTTTTATGCACCCTGACATAAAGGATGTGACAGTGCATGGCCCGATAATCGCAAAGGAACAAAATTATCCGTCAAACATTTACATTTATGATGGGAACTTTGCCGTGCGTGTTAACCCTGCTAAAGATGAAATCGAAACAGATTCAAAGATTTTCATTGAGAAAATTGCACATAATTTAGATTGGGATTTTGCATTCAAGGGACTTTACACACTGAATTCATACTTAGATAATGTCATTGATTATGAAAGGGACACTATCGACAAAATCAATGATATTACGCTAGGTGTGAAATTAAGCATGGAGCGTAACTTATAGTCCTAGTGCTTATGTATCGCCCATCCTTGGAGCCCCACCATAATCTGGTTTAGGCTTATTTGCAGCGTACTTCTCTTTCAATTTTTGTTTTTCGTCATCTGCAAGCTTATTGACCAGGCTGACGATTTCTGGATCTTCAACTATTCTGCGCAACGCGCTTACGTCCTCACGAATAAGTTTTAGTTCTTGAAGTATCTCCCTAGCAATTCCAGTATAACTCATAGCAATCACCCTTTCTGATAAGTAGTAAAGTTATTATAATCCCTAATTTGAGGGAAGTCAATGTTTGAGCATTCTTTTTTGAAAAATGAGGTGCGCGCTGTATGGTATTTTTTGAAAGACTTGAATCCTTGCGCCTGAAGCGCGAACTATCTCGCAACAAGCTTTGTAGCGAACTAGGTGTCGGGAAAAACTCTATCGCTAACTGGGAGCAACGCGGCAACATTCCTGATGGAGAGGTTCTTACTAGGATTGCCACTCTTTTTGAAGTAACTACTGACTACCTCCTTGGTCGCACCGACGACCCGCATATCGTAATCTATCCGGCAGATCCTGATAAGGTAAGAGAGCATGAAGAAGAAATGCGGCAGAATAGGGAAGCATTTTATAGCAAGCTTGAATCGGAAATAGACAGGGCGGCCGCCAAGCGAAGACCGCCAGAACCCGCAAATGTATCAGTGGCAAACCTCATTGACCTCGTACAAGATTTAAGCGAAGATGAAGCTTCTAAGGTTGCGGAGTACGCACAACTACTGAAGCGTGTGCGAAATCAATAGGCTTTTACGAAATAAATATTGACAACTCGGGGTGTGCGTGGTAGTATGTGAGTGTAGGTAACTACAACCGCTGTAGACAAGCGGTAACAAGAGGTCGAGAGCATATTATCCAAAAGCGAAAGCCCCGAGGTCAGCAACACCTCGGGGCTTTCTTGGGCTAGTCGTCGCGTTCGTCGCTATCCAACCACTTGCAGATACTATAGACAATCATACCTGCCACGATAGCGATTAAGAGGTCACATAACACATTATCCCTCCTCTCCGCTGCAAGATTGCCAGCGTTGGGAGTGGCGACAACTCAACTATAATATTAGGTCATAGCTGTTTTGTCAATGGGGTGACACTGAAAGGGTCACGGACAAAGCCACTACGGTTCGGGGGTGCGGTTGGCTCGCAATGCTGAAACGAATTCGGTTATTTCGTCTGCTTCTTCGGAAGTCAGCGTGAGCAGCAATTCTTCTAACTCGATTAAGTATTGCGGCTTTTCGTGAGTGCTGTGTTTAGGCGGTACGTTGTCTTGCATGATAATAACCCTTCTTTCTTGTGTCAGGCGTCTTAGCGTCTAAGAATAATTAACCCACAGAGTGGTAGCTTACAAATAGGAGGAATTTTTAGTATGAGGAAATCAATAAGTTTGATAGTTTTGGCGATTATCGTTTTGTCTGTGGTGGCGTGCGGACCGACAAGTCGGCTCAACGAAACGAATACCCTTGTAGCCACGAGAGTCATCAATGCTGTGGATGCGTACTTGGATGGAGGCTCGCTCAATTCTGTCAGAACCGTTGTTGAACGAGAGATGGGCAATGTTGACGATAGTTGCGATACTGCGTTCCTTTTGTCTGCACGGCTGATAACTTTGAATGCGGAGTTGTTTCATTCCTCGGTGCGCGGAGAAGATGTAGAAGCGATAAGGGGATTTAGGAACGGTGTCGCTGAGCTTGCCGGCATACGCAACAGATAGATGAGAAGTGACTTTGAAATTGATGCTGCCTTGGGTATGTCGCGAAAAGAGAGGCAGGCGTTACAGCAACAAGCCATAGACGAAGACGATGGTGCGTGGGAGCGCGAATTGCGGCAGGCAAACATGACAAGAGGCGGGGTCGATAATTCTGCCTCAGAAGGTCGAACGTGGAAAGAAGTAAATGCCATGCGGTCAAGGAGGAACGAAGGGTACAAAATGCTCGAAGAAATGAATGAGTGTTTGGCGAAGCTTGAACGTCATTACGAGCAAGACAATGAAATTCGCATATTGAGAATTGCTGCAGAGGTGGTAGAAATAGAGGGGTTGTCTCCCCATCAGACATCATTGGCAATAAAAAGACTGGCTGATTACTATTATTCGGAAGATAACTGGCTTATGGCTCTCGACCATTATGAGATAGGTTATCGGCTGAATCCGAAATTGCCGGTGAAGCGAAGGATAGAGGAGTTGTCGTCAGAAGCTAAAACTCAATACAAACCCATATAATATCGGTTTGCGAAATCAAAAGGGAAAGCGATTTTATCACAATTCAGAGATTAAAGTGTAGACTTAGTTATATAATGACGTTTTTCGATACAGGGGTAGGAGGTTGCATGGATACCGAAAAGAAGAAAAAACGCAGACCACGGAGATTTAACGGTACTGGTGCTGTGTGGAAAATGCAAGGGCGGCGACGGCAACCTTGGATTGCTCGTGCAAACCCTGAAAGCGATGAAAACGGAGAGCCTATATATATTTACTCATATCACGAAACGGCATTCGATGCTGACAAGGCAATCCCTCAGATGGAAAAAGAGTATTGGGAGAGCAAGAACAGAAATCCATTTAGCGCAGATACTGTAGCGCAGGTTTGGGAACGGTATAAACTGAGAATTGAAAAGAAAAACAAGAATACTGCAAAGGGGTACGGTCATTCTTACGCTCATTGGTCTGCATTGCACGGCAGAAGCATTGCAGAGCTGTTGACTCGTGACCTTCAGGAGCTTGTTGACGAGAAAGAATCCATGTCGTTCTCTACCTTGTCTAAAATGAAATCAATAATGGTATCAATATTTAATGAGGCTGCAAAAGATGACATTGTAAAGCGTAACTATGCAAGCCTGATTGAACTCCCCAAGAGCGAGCCTACTGATAGTCGCCGGTCTTTTACTGATGAAGAAATGCAAAAAATACAAAAAACCGCATTCGACGGAATGCACGGAGAAGCCGTACCGTATGCGGATGTAATATTGCTTATGTGTTGTATGGGGTGGCGACCTACCGAAATGTGCGAATTAAAACCCGAAAATGTTGACATTGAGAACTGGATTATTACTGGCGGCATTAAGACCGCTGCGGGCAAGCAGCGCAGAGTTCCTGTTTATCACGCTGTGCGGCCTATAGTAGAGCGTTGGTTGAAGAAAGGCTGTAGTAGGCTTATCACTAACGAGTTAGGCGAGCCGCTTACAAAAGATACATGGCGCACCCGATATTATAATGCTATGGAAAAAATGTTCGGAGAAGTTGAAGGAGTGCCACCGTATACAACCAGACATACTTGCGCATCAATGCTATTCGCTTGCGGAGCTGACAAAGTGACCATTGCTCGTATTATGGGGCATAAGGATTATAAGATTACCAATAGGGTATACACACATGTTCAGCTAAGAGAACTTATGGCTGCCGTAGATACACTGGATAAGTCCTCGCTTTTGTAAGTTTTGTTTGCTGGACTTTTGCTAGACTTTTGCTAGATACCTTCTGCTATTTACTGCCATTTTTTGCCATTTGCGAAAAGGTCATAATTGGATAAACAAAAAAGAGAAAGCCTTGAAACGCTTGGGTTTCAAGGCTTTCTCTTTGCTTTTTGCGTGGTGGAGAATAGCGGGATCGAACCGCTGACCTCTTGACTGCCAGTCAAGCGCTCTCCCAGCTGAGCTATACCCCCATGTTGCTGTATGTTTATTCAATTGTGCATGCCAGTCAGGCGGTGGAAGTAACTTTTTAACTGCCAGTCAGGCGGCGGAAATATTTTTGCGTGTCTACCGACCCA